CGCCCCTCCCCTTGTCCCTGTCCTTGGTAGCGTCCCGCCAACCCCGCCTCCCCTTCTTTGTAGTGCTTCCAATTACATATACCCATCAACATAAATACTTTCTATTTCATGCAATATTTTACTTGTGCGTTGTTTCGTTTGGTTCTATTCTCCATGAGTAATGACAACACAAACAACAATGAAAACACAAAAGACAACAAAATACCAAAAAGTGACGCTGGATCTTTATTACGTGGTCCGCGATGACGACCAATCCATGCAAGAGCAGGCCAAGCAGTGCCTCTACGAAGACATCATGAATCTCGTTAAGTATAACGAATTATATGATGCAATCATCGTCGAAGACGCCCCAAATGCCACAGAGAAAGATATTACTGCATTCCTTTTGAATGGAACGCAAATTGACTAAGTAAAATGCGCAAAGGTTCCACCCCTAGCGCAATCCTTTTTAAGTTATGAAAATAAATTTATATACCTTCAACACACGCCGATTCACAGTCAAAATTGACGCGCGTGTTCACGATCAATGCGACTTTCCTTCAATGTCTTTTGAGGCTGAATGCTCCATAACATTCCATGGTGAATCTGGGCCAATAATCCTAGGTGAATCTTTCCTCGGAGATTGCAACTACAGATCACCAGCGCAATTCCGCTTCAATATTCCTTCAATGGTGCGGGACGCAGTCTATAATGCCCGTAAAAATATCAATGGTCTTTGCAGACTTCGCGCATAACTCCCGCACAAAATCACGCCATGACATCGATTGAATTTACGCAAACAATGCTAGAGATTGCCTGCTTTATCGCATTGCCTACACTTTTAACTTTCCTTATCCTCAAAAAATAACAACACCATGAAAACCAAGCAACCCAAGAAACCCGATTCCCCTTTGTTTACACGTGGCCTATACGCCATAGGACAAGATTGCCTTGCCAAGGATTCACTATCACCCGCCATTGATCTTTTCCGTGATCGTGCCAATTATTTGCGGTCTACTACGGGCGGAGGGAAAGGCTGGTCAGCTACCGCCGCACGGCTTGAAAATGGAAAGCTTCCTGCCATATTCGCAAAAGGCAATGGCAAGCTCCCGTTTTTTGCATTTTCCAGTTTGGCGGGCGTCGATTGCCCACAAGCTGGATCCTGCCTTTATGGTGCCAACGGCGACCTGATGGGTGGATTCTGCTATAGCTTTCGCGCATGGCGATATCCCCCTGCCTTTGCTCGCCAATTGGTAAACAGCCTTCGCCTACGTTCCAAAGCGGGACGGGACGCCATCCTTCAAGCTTGGATGGAATTACCAAAAGGCGCAATTGTCAGGCTTTATGTCGATGGCGACTTTGCTTCCTTGGACATTCTGGGGTTCTGGTTCCGCCTATGCTTTGCAAGACCAGACTTGCAAGTGTACGGGTACTCAAAATCATGGCGCATTCTCTTAGATTATGCGGCAGCGGGCGGCAGGTTTCCTGCCAACTACCTTCTCAATCTTTCAAGCGGTGGCAGCGGGACAAGTGAAGAAAGGGAAGCGGTCTCACGTTTACCTATTGCACGGGGTGAATTCATTGCAATCCAGACTCAAAAGGATCACGGGAAAGCCTATCAGTCGCGCAGGAATGCGGGATTCTCCGACTATGCGCGTGACGTTAAAGAATCGGCGGGACGCAGAGTCTTCGTTTGCTCTGGTAAATGCGGAGATTGCACTCCTTCAGGCCACGCCTGTGGATCTGAAAAGTTTCGTGGGGTTGATATTGCTATCGGCATCCATTGAAATTTATGCACCACAAAAAACACAATACAGTAAACATGAACCCCATCGATCAACTGGAAAGACTTTTCCAAGCGTCCAAAGATACCTTGCCACGCCCGCAAAGTATTACAAGGGACGAGGATGGGTTCTTTATCATCCAACTGGAAAACAAGACAATGCTTTTTTCAGGATTTGATCAGGCTCTAAGATACCTTAAAAGCTATTGAAAAAAAACTCAAAAAAAACTATTGACGCCAATCAAATAACCTATACATTCACCAATATAAACCAATATGAGCATAGAAGAAGCAATACAACAACTGAAGCAATGCAAGGCTAGGGGCGTTGGAAACATCGTTTTAGCTTACTGGGAAGCGGATATGTTCGGTCTGGACGATGACGCCAACTGGGCAGGAGTATCAGATACCATCGAAGCCGAAATGGATTGGTCGCGGGCGCACGACCATATGTCGCAGATCGTCAATTCTTTGAACTAATAAACTACCAATGAAAAAGAAACCACTAACTAAAGGCGACGAGTTGCAAGTCATCGACGTTGCTATCATCAAACTGGGAACCGATAGCTATCTCGGGCCTTGGCTAACTCAAATCCGTTCTGAGCTAATTCGGGATTTACGTTCTGACATTCTTCCTACCATTAGCTTGGACGATGCGGCGAAACAAGCTGATGAGATTGTCAAGCGGGCAGCATCGAATGAGAATCAGATTCTGCGGACTGCTCAAATTGAAGCGGGATAGATTATGATGCGGGCCGAACGCGAAGCAGCTAGGGTGCGGGACATTATTCGCGATGCAAGCAACAAGCTACTTGCAATCGAGGAAAGACTCTAATGAAATTGAAACGCACCGAGGAAGGATACGCATCTCGCGATGGAAGATTTAGATTCATTAGGGGGAGTGCTCTTACTTCAAAAAATGGATGCTATGCTACATCATGGCGAATGCTGGACAATGGCAAGCTGGCAACAGATTACCACGAAGAATCGCTCAGAGATTGTAAGCAATGGGCTGAATGTATACTTGAAGACGAGCAAAGCCAATGACCATCCCGTCTGCTCTCTCTACGGGGAGAGCGGAGGGGATTGCCACTAAGGCAAACCAACAACAATAAAAACCAAAATACTACTACTACTATGGCACATAAAATCAACGCACCATACGATATGGTGTTCTCAACAGTCTCACGCGAGTGGCATAAGCTCGCCAATCTGGTTCCCGTTATCACTCGGGAAGTCATCAAACCTATCCTGTTCCCCATTGTCGAGGGTGAGATCACTATCTCACTCGACGGCGAGAAGGTAACTCTGGACAATCAAAAAGCTCTGGTCGCGGATTATCGTTTCCGCGATGATATCCCAGAGGGTCAACGCATCCAACCATTGTCAGTAATGGGTAAGGATTACCATGTCATTGATAACAGCAAATCTCTGGAGGTTGTTGAGACTGCAATACGAGACTACGGACTCGATGCCAAGATCGTGACCGCTGGAAGTGTTCGGTCTGGTAAGTCGTTCTTCCTGTCGCTAGTTCAGGATGACAGCAGCACAGAGATTCAAGCTGGAGACACTTGGGATTTTCATCTCAGTCTGGCAACATCCCACGATGGTACAGACAGTTGGAACTTCTATACCAGCGGATTCCGTACAGTATGTTGGAATACTTTGCGGGCTTCTCTGGATGCCGCTGATGCTCGGGCTAAAATATACCATACGAAAAACGCGAATCTTCAATTGGATTCTATGCCTGAGATCATTATGGCGTTTCGTAATCAAAAGGCTGATATGGTCGAAGCTCTGACCTATCTCGCGGGAATCAAATGCGATTTCACTAAGGCTAGGCGTTTAGTGGCAGGGTATTTTGCGGGCTTTCAGGGGCTGCGCGACGATAAGAAAGTGTCCACCAGAACCAGCAATTCCACCGATGAGATCCTTAGCCTGTTTAAAGCGGGCAAAGGCAACAGAGGTGAGACGATGTACGATCTGCTCAACGGGGTGACAGAGTACTACACCTCTGGACAAGGCACTGGCAAAGCCGCAAACCAAGGCGACAAGGCATTCAGGGCCGAGTTCGGATCGGCGGCAGAACATAAAGAGCGATTCATGGGGATGCTCAGGGATGCAGACTCCCGTGAGAGGACAGAGGAACGGGGAGCAACAGCTCTCCTAGCGGGATCGGGGAACTAGTTGGTTCCTATCTGGTCGCGGGCCAATGGGGGTTCGCGGCCAGCATGGAGTCAACTCCAAACAAAATAAACTACCATGAGTAAATACATACATGCAGAGGAATTCTCAATCGATAAAGAATTCCTCGTTGGTCAGATAGTATACTACATCGAAGCCGAAATTGAGGTAGGCTACGACAAGGAAGGCGACATGATAGAGAACTCTCTAGATGTGCAGCAACTTAGCCTCTGGAACCAGACCGATGAAAGCGAATTGATCTGGGTTAGTTTTAGCGGGGATACAGTCTCTGTTGCAGACAATCAAGCTGTGGCCGATGCCGTCAACTCCCTGCTTTGGCAGGAAGCCATGGCGTTTACCGAAAACAACTGGGAAACAATTAAAGAAAACATCGACAATGATATTGCAGATGGGGGTGACCTGTGATTGCTACCCTCAAGGTCGGTCAGGTGAAAGGCATACCAGCGGGAACCTATTGGTTCTCGGGCGAGTTTGCGACCAAGCTAGTCGGAAAATCTATTCTAACTGAAACAACATATAAGCTGCCAGCAAAGTGGTTGCAGAAACTCATAAATAAATGAAACCTATCGATCCTCAAAACATAACAGACACTCAGCGGTCAGACGCACAACTGGAACAGTTCCTACTGTTTGCTATTAGCGTAGCGGGCAAGCGGGCTGCAATGACCAGCAGTAAGCTGGATCAATTCTTAGCGGGCCATGGGGAGTTGACCCCATTTGAGTACCTCCAAGCATGGGACGCCACTCTTCTCTCAATTGCAGAAAGGGTCAGGCTAGGTCAGTACAAGCGAATTGTCCGAGCATTCCGAGAGGTAGTCAAGTTCAAGGGAAAGCTCAGACGGATTACTTTTGATGATCTGGTAGGGGTCTTTGGTATCGGGCCGAAGACTGCCAACTTTTTCCTGCTCCATTCACGGGAGGGCTATAGTTGCGCGGTGCTGGATACGCATATCCTCCGATGGATGCGCGAAACCCACGGGGTGGCAACGCCGAAAACCACTCCCTCTGGTAAACGCTACCATGAATTGGCCGAGGTATGTCAGCAACTCATGGCGAAGTCTTATCCTGATCGGACGATGGCCGATGCCGATCTGGAGATCTGGAAAATGATGAGCACAACTAAAAAGAAATGAAATTTAATCAAACAATACTATTTCTGAACATTGCGGGCGAGCCTATTGCGGTTCTGTACGATGGGCAACGGGTAACAAGCCCATTCTTCCCTGACATAGAGATGGAATTCACCGCACAATGCGGGATGAAAATTACTCAACAAATGCTTTGCGAGATATGCTCGCGGAAAACAAAACAAACAAAATAAAACATATGGATATAAATAATAAAACAAGATCAATTGCCTATTGCTTGGGATTTGTCCACGGGTACGAAGTGGGGGTAGCTATTGACCCCTATCAAGATTACGAAGGCGATGACCAGTTAAAATCATCTCAATTATATAAGGAGGGCTACGAGGCGGGAGTGACTGAGTACGTCAGCAGCGAGGACGGACCTGATCTGGGGGATCTCAACCAATGATTCACTTACCCTTAGTCGCCCAGCGTTTTTCGCCATTGCGCCGACGAGATCCCCTTCCTTTGCGGTCTTTGCGGTTGCGTATGAGGGCAAACCTCTCTGCCTCGCTCAGTTTCCTCGTCGGGACGGGGGCAGGCAAAGGAGTGGACGGCTTGTCCCCATCCTCTGGAAAATCATTTATAGACCAACTTGAACGCATTGCACTTTGCTTTGTCTAATACATAAACCACAATGAAAACCAAAACACAAACATATAAATGGAATGTCGGGGTCAAGCTCCAACTCCATGAACTAACAACAATTGAGATGGTTTTAATGCGCTCAGTTATCAGGGGCTTTCGGGCCAGAAACAAAACTCCCTACCTTGGCAGTAAGGTTCTGGCAAGGATGGATCTGCGCGATGCTGTCAATGCCTATCGGGCAATCAAGCGTAGCGACCTCAAAGCAACTATTGAAAAGGTGGAACAATGAAACCTCCAATCATTACCGATGATCGCACTCCAGAACAACGCGAGAAGTTTCTGTTTGGAGTGGTGTGCCGAGACGATGCCATGAGTCGTTGGGGCAAGGCCAAGGGAGGTGTCGCCCGATGCGGGTGGGCCTGCGCCACTTACTCCGATGCCAGCAAGACATTTGATTGGCTCAAGACAAGAAAAGAAATGAAGCGAATCGAGATTGTTACCATTAAAAACTACATTCCGCCGAGGACTGACAAGGTATTTCATATCTATGTAGTTGACCAAAACCATCCCGCCCTGCAAGAGGTGGACAACTATAAACAACCATGAAAAAAGTAGACATAATGCAACGAATAAAAGAACTGAAAGATACGATCAACGTTAGACGGCGCGAGAGGGAACACCTCCTACGCTCAATCACAGTCCGCACCAACGATGGGAGCAACCAATGCTTAGGTAGTGGCGGGTGGATCAAGCTCGTAAGGAGGCTCAGGCCATGAGCAGAACCTACTGCCATACTACGAAGCGGGCCGATGAGGCTGAGTCCTTTGACCGCATTGCCATCGTCAACGACTCTGCTACCATGAAGGTCACAATGACACTTGAGGAAGCAGAAGAGTTGGCTCAACGATTCTTCATGCCAGTCACACCGATTATTGAAGACGGGGCGATGCGAAAGATCCTTCGCCACTTCCATGAATCCAACCAACTCCAATGGGAACTATGTTCCTCCAATTAATATGAAAAAGAACGCCACATTAGCACTAGTACTTATGGCAGTCACATTCCTGATGACTATTGTCGCCATCGAAGCACCACGCAAACCAAAGCGAGAGACTGTTTATGTACTCCCGCGAGTTGATGAGATGCCAACTATTAAATCCAACCGATTTAGTTTTTGATCTCTTCGGCTACCATTGCTTCGGTAACAGGCAAGCTCCGTCTCTCCGAAATAGCGGGTGATTACTTCCCCGTGAAACGGAGGGGCGGACGCTGCGTTGCGCTGTGCCCATTCCATAAAGAGAAGTCACCTTCCTTCTTCATCAACGACACCAAGAATAATTACAAATGCTTTGGATGCGGGGCGGGCGGGTCGATCATCCGCTTTGTCATGGAGATGGATCATCTATCCTTCCCTGATGCAGTGAGGAAGTTAGCGGATCGGGCTGGCATACAGGTGGAGGAAGAGCAATCGGAGGAAGGAAAACTCCGAGGCGCAATTCTCTCTACGCTAAACAAAGCAAACCAATATTTCTTTAAGCAGTTGATTGGCGATGGTAGGTCGATTGCGCGGGATCATTTGCGCCAAAGAAAATTCAATTCAATTGTATGTGGCCAATGGGATATCGGACTCGCGCCTTCAAATTACAATTTGTCGCGCACCCCCCACGCCATAGAATCAGGACTAGCATATGAAGCTGGGTACCCCAGATTTCGGGACAGGATTATGTTTGGAATACGAGATGAGCAGGGGCAACTGGTGGGATTCTCAGGAAGGACCACGACCAACCATCCTGCCAAGTATATGAACTCTCCCGACTCACTGGTGTTTACCAAGGGGAAGTTGCTCTACGGACTGGATCGGGCGAAGCGCAAGGTGATTGATAGTGAGGAGATGGTGGTTGTGGAGGGACAGATCGACGCCATCAGATGCCATCTGGCAGGAATTACCAATGCGGTGGCTCCACTTGGAACAGCTTTTACTGACGCCCACGGGGCCATGGTGAGGAGATTGTGCAAGCGGGCCGTTCTGATATACGATGGGGATAAAGCGGGGCAAGAGGCGGCAAAGAAAGCGTTTGCGATATTAGCTCCGCTGGGTATTGATGTGCGGTCTGTGGTATTGCCCGATGGGAAAGATCCAGACCAGTTTATTCTGGATGGAGGCAACTTATCTGAGCTTATTGCTGGCTCCCCCCACTACTTGGAGGCGTTGGCAACCTGTCACAAAAACAGCTATGAATTTGTGACCGATCAGTTGGAAGCGGTGAAGACCATTGGGTGGGGATTATCAAAACTGGATGAGGGAGTGGTCAGAACCTCCATGGTCAACAAGTTGTCAGTAGTGCTTGGTGTCGGTCCCGCTGAGTTGCGGCGTGAGGTTGCTGCTTGCAAGAAGTTGGTAGCAATTAAAGCTGGGTGCCGCCAGATTAGCGAGTCGTTGAGTTTGTTACTTGCTCGACTGTTGTACTTTGGAAAGGATGGGGCCAGTAAGTACAACTGGCAACTGATCAACGAACCTTCTATTGACTGGGTTATGGGATCGGAGTACGAGGCGGGCGACGAGGCTTCCATCATGGGGGTTCTATCTACTATGGATAGTGATATCGAAGCCGCTGTATTGAGTGTTGACTTGGAGGACGCCAGAGAATTATCTATTGGAGACAGTTATCAACTAATGCTTCAGTCAGCAATTAAAAGAAAATCAGACGAGATATCACAGGGTATTGCCGATCCCGACGAGATCCTTCCATTGATGGAGGCCCGATGGTAGTTATAACACTAGGTCAGGCTGGGGATATTATCAACCTATTGCCAGTGGCGTATTCAGAATACGTTGCGGGGCGGCGTCCCACCTTCATCGTTAGCCACGAACACGCAGGGTTGTTTGACGGTATCACATATTGTGATATCAAGAAGTATTCACAGAACAGGGACTACCTGATGGATGCTATCAACTTGTGCAATGGGATGGAAGATGTTCGGGTGGCGCAAGTGTGTGGTAATCCAGATAGTAATAGGATGGAGTCCAACTACTGTAGGGAGAGCTATCGACTCGGAGGGTTCTCCAACCTATGGAGGAAGTACCCATTGGTGTTTGATCGGCGGGATAACCAACGTGAGCAAACTCTTGTTGATAATCAACGACTTACAAAACATGCCATACTGGTTTCAACCAAGGGAATATCTTCGCCGTTTGCCAATGGCGAACAACTCATCCATGGGTTGCAATCCAGATTTCCCGACTACCAGATACTAGACCTAGCCAACGTCCAAGGTGAGCGACTCTACGATTTGTTGGGATTGATGGATCGGGCGGCTTGCCTTGTCACGATTGACACCGCTACCCTATGGCTTGCCAATGCGGCCAAGTGCCCTGTAGTTACACTCATCAACCAAACGTGGTGGGGAAGCACACCTCCAGTGACATCTGTTGCTTCATTCAGATACAATGACTTTCAGATAGATCAAGTTGGAGATGCTGTTGAGTCGGCCATCCTTCCAACGGGCGATGATATCCTAGTAGCTAGTGTGTACAACTCCACCCCACGACACAAGAAAGCTCAGAAGACTTGGAAGATATTTGATCTAGTTTTAACCTGTGATCAGATTCCTCGCAATGCCCATGCGTTGGGTGATTCCAGACCTCTACCGATGCTCAAGGAGATGCTGGCCCATGCACTCAAGTTCTCCAAGGGCAGGGATGTTATATACTGGACCAACGATGATGTGCAAGTGCTTGATATTGAGCCTATCAAAATCCATTGTGGAAAGTTTGGTGCTGTAGGAATTAGGCGTCACCACGGCCACTACGGACGGGAGTTGTTTGCCTTCAGGTGGGATTGGCTGGCCGATAGAATCCACGATTTCCCTGATGTGGCTATCGCTGCACCTTGGTTCGACGCCGCTGTTGCTGCTTGGATACGTCAGGAGATGGGGATTGTCTGCACCATTGACAACCTGATGCACGACTACTACCCTGCTGAAATATATTCCGATGGTTTGATTTTCCATGAGGACCATACATCGGGCTGGGCAAACAAGATGGGATTTCAAGCAGCAGTTTGGAACCACCATATCTACGGGACATTTATCAAATGAGTGAGACAATTAAAAAATACGCAGGGGAGATGAGGGAGGCTGGCTTCCTAAAGATAGCTGAACTTGCACCTCTTACCAATGGGTTGCATATCGTTGAGACTGGGTGTATCCGCACTTGGCCAGACTCGCCCGATGGAGCATCTACTGTGATCCTCGCCTCGCTGGCAAATGAGACTTCAAAAGACTTTACCAGTGTTGATATCACAGAAGCCCATGTGGCTAGGGCCAAGCAGGCATTGGAAGAGATAGGGTTCAAGGGAGATGTTGTTACTTCCGACTCGCTTGCGGTGCTTCGCCAATTCTATGGTATTGGCGTTCTTTACCTCGACTCATTTGACTACAACCCAGAGAATCCTCTCCAGTGCCAACGCCATGCCATGGGTGAATTAGGTGCTGCTTGGGGCGGACTTTCAGAAAAGTGTGTGGTTGCTATGGATGATTGGAACGATACCGATGGAGGGAAGACTGGGCTTGTTATTCCATTCCTTCTGGACAATGGATTCAAAGCTGAGTACGAGGGGTATATCCGAGTATATTCTAGAGGGTTACAATGAGAAAATTAAACCTTGGATGTGGTGGTAACATTATCAATGGATGGGAGAACCATGACATTGATGTGGATATTACCCAACCACTTCCATACGACAACGACTCGATTGATTTTATATTTGCTGAACACGTTGTTGAGCATACTGATAGCCCGACAGCATTGCGCTTCTTTGATGAGTGCTATCGCATCCTTAAAACTGGCGGGGTGGTTAGGATTGCCGTCCCGTCGATCACCGAGATATACGCAAAGGCCGACCAACAGTACCTTGATTGGCTTGGGGGATCTGGATTCGGTGAGCCAACCCTTATCAGTGCGGTTAGGACCATTGTGTTAAACCACGAACATTTGAGTTGCTGGAACAAAGAGATTCTAAAAGCTATGTTGTTTGCTGCGGGGTTTAAATCTATGGAGTCAATGGAGGTTGGATCTTCAGCCCATCCAGATTTGCAAGGAGTGGAGGGCCACGGCAATGTCATCGGTCATTACGTTAATGCCCTTGAGACAATCGTGATGGAAGCAACCAAGTGAACTATATAGTTGGATCTGGATACCACGAAAAGAATAGTTGGTACCGAGAATTCTTTGATATTTGGAAGGCCAATACAGAGAAATACACAGAGGACTACTACATCGTTTCAACCAATCGCAGGCTTCCAGTTAAAAATCAAATCTATTGCGACCACAACCTTGGTCACGTTGGTGACTTGATGAACGCCAATAGGGGCGGGCTTGGTGGGTGGTCTGCCTCTGTTTGCGCTCTGGCCATGGTGGCTTACAATTGCGGCAAGGACTTGATCTACAAAGAGTCGGACTGCCTATGGTTTGGCAATGTCCCAGAACAACTCTACAAGGAAGGAGAAAACAAATCTCTTTTGTTTGGAGCACAAATGCAAAGCGAGCCATCGATGTCATGCGCTCAGTCTACGTTCCTTTTACGCAATGACTTTATAATTGATTTCCTTATTAATTATTTAAACATGCCCAACGACAAGGACTTTTTGACAGAAGACAAGTTTGTGAAACTTGAACAGATGTATCCAGATAAATGTGGTAGATTCTCATTTGGTGTGGATAGGATGAGGCCCATCCCTTGGGGCAGTGATTGCTTTTATGTACAGCAATGGAAGAGAGAAGAGCTTGACGAAGCAAAAAGACTTGGTTTGATTTAACGCTATGGACCACTTCTATCAATCAATTGGTGAGGACTGGTTTAGCTACCCGTTCTTGTACAAACGGATGGTTGACAATGCCCCGATGACGGCCCGTTTTGTTGAGGTGGGGGTTTGGAAGGGGCGCAGTGTTGCCTTTATGGGGGTTGAGATTATCAACTCTGGGAAGAATATTACACTGGATTGTGTTGATACGTTTGCTGGATCTTCGGAACATCTTGATCCGTCCCATCCATTCTTCAACAAGCGGTTGGTTGACGATCCACAATGGCTATACAATGAGTTTGTAAGAAATACTCAGCCTGTAGCCAGTGTAATCAATCCAATCAAAGCGATATCTTGGGATGCCGCGCAACTTTACGATGACAACTCTCTAGACTTTGTGTTCTTGGATGCAGCCCATGACTACGACAGTGTTGTTAAAGACATCAACGCATGGTTGCCAAAGGTGGGTGTTGGGTGCCATCTGGCTGGCCATGATTACAATGAGACGGGCTGGCCCGATCTTGTCAAAGCCATCAACGATTATTTCGGTGGGGGCAATTTTGAAGTAAGCGAGGGATGTTGGATCTTTAAAAGGAAATGATTGTTTACGTCACATCCTGTGGGTCTGATCTGGATGAGGAGACCGCCCGCAGGGTAGCTCTAGCACAAAGGAGCATTGAGCTTGAGAACAAAGAGAGTGGGGGAATGTGGGTTAAGTGCGACTTCATCCCACCCAGAACAGCATACGACATTGGGGACGGAGATCTACCCTATGTCAGGGATATGGTTGAGACGGGATTGGAGCTATGTTCTGACGGTGATTACGTTGCCCTTATCAACTCGGATATCTGCGTAGCAAAGAACTCCACTAAAAGGATTGTCTATGGGTGCTCCAATTTCAAAGCTGTCTACTCCAATAGAATGGATTTTGTTGTGAGGGTGGACCACCCCAATGCCTCATGTGAATCCATTGCATCGGGCCGAAAGCACATAGGCACTGACTTCTTTGCTTTTACCAAGGATTGGTGGGCTACCAATGGAGATAAGTTTCCTGATATGGTACTTGGTCGCGAGGCTTGGGACATGGTTATGAGAAGGATCATAAAGTCATCGGGCGGGTTGGAGATCCACAACTGCTTCTACCACGAGTGGCACTCAAGCCCTTGGGAGCAAGACCGTGAATCCCGCCCAGCCAATCTCCACAACAGGGCTTTAGCTGACCAGTGGTTGGCCGTCAATGGCGGCACCTACTACGACTAGCCTACTCCTGCGATCCGATCTTCCTGCGCCAAGTCTTCCGAAGATCACCATAGGTCTTCAAGATGTTCTTCTTGATGTATTCTTTTTCTTTCTCCGAGTACTCCTTGTTCATGTCGTAGTTGGATAAGATATACTGTTTGAATTGTTGGCCAACTCCTACGGCAAACTTCTCATACTGCTCCTGAGTCATCTGAATCTTGACGGGCGCACCATCCTTATCACGGGTAACCACCGACTCTTTGTTTGGGGATTCGATGTAGGGGTAGGCGTCAAACTTCTCAAGCAGCAAACTCTCTTTTGATGGCTTCGGGAATGAAACAACCCGCCCAGAGAATCGTTCAATCATAGACTTTCCTTCACCGATCTGATCTCCAAACAGATTGAGCAGTTTACCTCCAGACCTGCGGACAAACGGAGTCTGGTCAATGAACATGGCCCTGATCCCATTGCTCTTATAAACAGCGGGATCAAATAGCCGATCAATGTATCGGAAAGCATTGGGATAGAACATTCCAACCTTGCCACCAACAAACTTTTCAAACCTCTTCTCAGCAGAGGCAGAGGAGCGAGGGTTCAATAAGTCAAACAGATCTGCAACTCCAGACATGAATGGGAGTTCCATCGTAATGGATGGCACCATCATTGTAGCTACAACCAAACGCTCCATAGCACCAGCATCACTACCCATGTTGTACTTCTTCCAATTCATGTAATTGGCCATAAGGGAAAGCGGAATAGCCCAAGGGGTGAGTGTGAAGTTGAAGTCCACACCACCAACATTGACCCTGTATGGTTTGTTTCCTCGTGCCAACCAGTCCTTGCGTTCCTCTTCATCGTTGGGTCCACGGCCAGTGAGAGCAATTGCACCAGCCTGAACCAAGGCCGCAACAACACCCATGACGAGAACAGATGAACTTGCCTTGAGCATCTGAACCCTGCGCTCAATGCTTCCCTTCTCATAGGCTTCCACCTTGTACTTCTCGCTCATCCAGTTGCCACTTCCATAGAATGCACGTTTGAATCCATAGGGCGACCAGTCCAGCCACTTGTTGAAGATATTGACTGGGGTTACAACGAACGGAGAAACAATGAGCTTGATTGCTGAACGGGCAAGCGGGCTTTCCACCCTCTGGTTGATGAAGTTGAAGAAAGTGTCGGCCAAGGCTCCAGCGGTACCCATGGGTTTCTGCCTGTACACATCTTTCAATGCACGTTCAAAACCCTTGTCTTTAATCTCTGGTGATATATTTTCTTCCGTAATCTCAATGGCGCGATACTCAGCATCAGTACCAGTGTATCCTTCGACTATGGCTTGTTGGCGGGCTTTGATGAGAGCATCATCACTTGAGTTGAGCATTACAGAAATATTGATTTTGCGTTCCTTCTTAGTAAGAGATGTGCCAGCAATTTTTGCCGCTTGATCAACCCTGAATGCGGCTTCGGCATAACGCTGTCCTTCCTGTGAGGCGGCAAAGTTGGCGGCATCCTGCGCCTCAAGTAAACGTCCAACATACTTCGCGTAGTTGAGTATACCCGCTGGCTTGGACTCAAGGATGGCTTTGGTGATTTGGTTGGCCACTCCAAACTCCGACATATGGACCCCACCCTTAACACCAAACTGATTGGTCTCCAGCACCTGAAGGTCTTGAGCTTCAAAACCGGGCATACCAATACGCAAACCAGTCTTGAATGTATCGATGGCCTGAACCCATCCCTTCTTATATCCTTTGAGGATACCTTGCAGGCGAGCGGTATCTCCCGTAGCGATGACATCTACAATGCCATTGGCGAAGTTGTTGATCAGAGTATCGATGATGTTGACGATATGCGTGTCGGGGCTGGAGAGCATATTTGCGTAGATGAATCCAGTGCCAAGTTCAGATGCCGAGAACCCCTTCTCCTTGGTAATCATTGCCATGAGGTCGCGGGTCTTGAGTTTCTTCCTCAACTGATCGGGCATGCCTTGCAACTCTTCTGCTGCCCTATACAACTCATCGGCAAACCTCTTGCTGTACTGCGGAAGTTTGTACTTATCCGCTATAATACCATAGGCTTCCTCATCGGTGATGACGCCCATATTGATCAACTCAAGCAACTTCTCAAGTTTGGTTTGCGCTTCTACTTCTCCCTCCACTGTTTTCTTGGGTGTCTTAAAGCGTTGGAGTGCTTTCTTGCGGCGTTCTTCAGCCTTTTGTTTAAAGTCAGATACAATATATCGGGCAAGTTTTGCAACATCGGCCTCTGGAATATTAAGAGGCATTACGTCCATTTCATTGGTTACCCCTGTCCTTCCTTGCAACAATCTGTTTTTGATCGACTGTTCGATATCAACCCTTCCCTGCTTGGATGCTTTGTACCAACTATTGAATTCTTCGGTTAGGGATATCTCCAACTGCTTCGCCCGTTGGTTGACAAACCTATCAATGGTCTTCGGGCTTACTGGGAAGTCTTTGATCTGTGGAGCAAGTTCGTCCATGAATTCTTTGGCAGCAACTGCCTCCAAGTATGCATCGGTAGCAGCCTCAGTGGTACTAGCCTTCTCCTCAAGGTCAGCAACCTTCATTGAGATATCACGCTTTGCTTGGGCAAACGCCTGTTGATACTTCTCCTTGTTGTTGAGAGCATCCTCAATAAATGACTGAATGGACTGGGGTGTGGATGTAGCCCGCTCTGTCTCTGGGATAAATCCAATCAGATTCTGTGTAAGCCTGTTGGTGAATACCATTAGCGAGGCTGGAGGCTTCTTGCTTGAATCCCGCATCAGGGCTTTAGCAAACCTCTCCGAGAACATGGTCTGGTAATTCTCCCAGATTGTCGGACGCTCTCCGTAGAGATACTTGTTCTCACGGGCTAAGGCGATGGACGCACTCCTGAATGCCTGTTGGTTGGCCGTAAACCTTTCGCGCTCGCTCTTTGCCGCTGCACGTTGATCCCTAACCTTCACGGCAGCAGCTTCGATGGTGGCTATATTCTCCTGCTTAACCCCCATTGCTTGGGCTTTAGTGGCAAAGTCGGGATCGTAGTTGCGGATGTGGGAGTTGACTAGGTCTGAAAGAGGAGAGGTTTGTTTTACGGGTTTATCCCGCATGATGGTTCTTGCTACACGTTGTGCAATCTTCTGCCCCTCCTCTTCGATGGTCATTGCCTTGGCTTCTACCTTGCCCATCTTCTCGGCCATGTTGGAAATCCCCTGTTTGTTCCGAGTCAAAGCCTCGTTGAACGAAGCCATATCTCCATCGGATATAGCCTTTTGCAGTTTATTAATTGTTTTGGTATACTTCTGTGTTGCGGTCTTGACGATCTTCTTCAGCGTCTTCTCGTAGTGGCGAAGGATGCCATCGGGTCCGAGGTCAGCAAACCTAGCAAATGCCTGAACACCTTGACCCAAGTCCTTGGCGTAGTCACTGATCCAATCAAACAGATCGATATGTTTTTCTCTGATGTCTACGTAGTCCTGTGATCGATTGCCTTGTTCTTGGGATATCTTCTGACGCTCCTCCATCAACCTCTTGTAGGTTATCTGAGCCATCATGGTGCGGACGCCCGACTTGATACCATTGGCCATGTCCTTGACGGCACTAATAGCCTCATCAAGCGTTAGGGCATTGAGAGCTTCAGTAGCCTCCGATGAGCTTACATTGTTGCTCAACACATCGTACACCTTCTGAATCTTGCTCTTGTCCCCCTTGGGGATTTCCGCTGCTGCTGTCTCAACAAAGCTGTACGGGCGGGTTTCTCCGCTAGGTTGGGAAACCTTCCTAGCCTCCACTTCTTGGCGAAGGTCGATCAATGCCTTCTGAATGTTGTACTGGTTGAAGATGGCATCGGCAAATGTGGATGCGGCAGTAAAGTCTAGATGAGTATTGAGGACAATAGAATCGCGCAAATCATTGACGCCTCCAGTGGTTTCAAACCAATCCCCGATAATGTCCTCCATGGGCATTATGTCTTTCTTGCCCTTAATGCTATAGGAATAGGAGTCGGCGTTCTGTAGTACTTCCCCCATGGCATCGATGGTATTGCGCTCGGCTTCCGTCTCTTGCCTTACGATGTCAGGTTGCGGAGCGTAGTCAGCACCATACGTCACACCTCTTGGCCTTGACTGCATAACAGCATCCTTAACAAAGACGCGAGATCCCACCATGATTGCCTCACTCCCGCCAACTACAGCTTGTTTGCTGCGTGTGTCCACAAAAGCACTGGAACGCACTGGATTGTATCCAACCTCAGTCCACACATTGGGATCGTTGATATCGGGGGGGAGTTGGGTAATTGGCTCGTAGTTTCCCTTGACAGTTGCAAGTGGGAACTTACCGCTACCCATGGCAATTTCAGCAGCCGATCCCTTGCCAGAGATTGCTCTGGTCATAAATGTTGGATTCGTAACTTTAGCTACACCGACATAAGAAATAGCTTTTCCAACTTGTCTTGCATTTTCTCCCACTGGCTCATGGGCGGTTACCGCATATACAGTATCTCCACTAGCCGTAGATCTATTGTAGGTTGGTATATCAATCCGAAACTCAACAAGTTTTCCAGCTTTTATTAGGTTTCCAACTAAAGTAACCTTGGCCTTATCGATATATTGTTTGATTTTACTAATTTCTGGAATTGCATCCACTCCCTTAACAACAAATGGATCAAGTGCATCCACCAAGTCGGCGTACTCACCAGCAGTAATCTCTCCGTTCTTCATTCTGACTGCCGCTACAGCCAGTTCAGGATTGCGGGCCATCACTTTATTGGATGACGCCTTATCAAATGCTTTTTGCTCTTCTGGTGTTTTTGGTTGATACGCTTCTAAATCAACCTCTGGCATCGGAGCGTAATCGATATTCGTCTCTTCTGGATTGAATCGCTCACTCAGCGGGATGATGTTGCCTTGCTCGTCGTAGGTGACGGGATCGGCGGATTTTGCTTCTTCGTTAGATACTCTAAATCCATTTTGACCAACCTTTTCGAGACCAGCGCGTTTCACATATCTATCAAATAAGGCGAGTTTGCGCGGGTTATTTCCGTAAAAAGAATACTCGACGCTGGGATTCTTTCTGGCGTGGATTCGGAGAATCTGTTTTAAGTGAGGGATCAGCGCGTTCATAGTGCGAAACGCCCCGATTCCTGTAGATGCCCCAAGACTTCCATCAACCGAAAAATGGATTGAGTTGTCTTTCCCAATCATAACCGACACAACAGAATCTCCGATAGTAAAACGCCTGTGCAGGCTTCCGCCGTCTTCGTAAATTGTATTGTTAGGCTTGTCCCTTGGTCCGCTATTAAGAAAAATAGGAAGGCCGTAGTCTTCCCCAAGTGCAAACGGAACGCTATTCATGGCCGAAACTTGTTCTGGAGATGCCTTGGATGTTTCGCTTCCCGTGTATTTAGCCCAATGCGCTTTATATGCCTCGCTTGAGTATTTAGGGAGGTTGAGAGGAATAGGAAGATCAACCCCGAGTTGTTCGGCATCCACCATCTTCTGCGCCGTCTCCATGTCTCCACGTTCGACTGCTGCTAGGTAGTCAGCATCTAGCTTAATAGCAGCTTGAGCTTGTTGTGCTTGGTCACCACTTTGCCTCGCGACTCTGTTCTGGCGATTGCCAGCAACCTCCATTCCAATATCATACGAAGCCTCAATGACAGCAGCGGCCATTGTGCCATCAGGCAGACCGAGTATTTGCTTGATAGCATCAACAAACGCGCTCCACATGCTACGCTTGCCATCGGGAGCCTTGAGTGTCTTGAGCAGATCCCTGAAAGTGGTAGCTGAAAATGTTTGTGATACAAATTCTTGAACATTGGCTAGTGCATAAAGAGCGTCAGAATCTAAATCAGTTCTAAGTTTTCCATTGCGCTGCAATTCACGAGCTTTATTTCTCGATGTATCAGCTTTAGTTGTTCCAGCAATACCCCCAACACCACCATATTGCTCCATCACTCCAAGTTGTTCTAGAGTCGAAACGTACAATGAGAACAAACGGGCAACAGGTTCTGGAGTAGCCTTATCTGCTATTGCACCCCTTATACTGTCAATGTATGCCTTGCCATCACCAATACCTCTTGGTGCATACTTTCTAATTTGGTCAGCAGTAATTGAATGTGCAGATTCATGTACCAATGTATTAAGGGTTATTGACTTTGTTGATGGAACTCCAATGTCACCTTCAAAAAATCTTATCGCCCTTCCGCGCCTGTTACGTGAAGCAAGACTTACTATGTCTTCATTGTCCAATGCTGGAAATCCGCTCTTAGCCAGAATAGCAGCAATATCCTGCATCTTTGATTGCTTCTCTGTTGTGCGAGAAAAGTTTAATCGTGATGCAAATTTAAGAGCGGCCCTGACTGTTTTTCCAATTGTGAACTTTGGCTTAAGTGACAATATTCCTGTTTGAAGTGTATTGGCCGCTCGTTCCTTTTGAGCTTTAGCCACTATCGCATTAACCTCCGCAGTGGTGGGAGATGGCGCGACAGTAGTTGCTACAGGTGGTGTTACTGCGGCTTTGACGGCGGCGGCGACAGGAATCCCTCCTGCTGTAATAGCTGGACTAGGCGGTTTTTCTCCTGTGGCGACAACTGCTCCTTGGGCTTCTGGTTTAACTGGAGCAATTCCTTGCTCGGCTTTGGTAGTTTGTTTTCCATCTTTTCTCCTCCATTGTTTATTTTGTTCCAATTCAGATTGTGCCATTCTTGCATTTTCTGCCTTGGCATTTTCAAGCATTGTTGCCGTCTCTTGTGGGCTACTATTGAAAGCCAATTGATAGTACTCTGGATCTTCTGAGTAGCGCATTTGAGCAGGAATGACTCCCCCATTTTCCTCAAATTTTGCAAAAACAAAACTGCGCCACTCTTCGGCCCCCATCTCTCCAGCTTCGTCTTGATATTGTTGGGCCACATATGCTGCCGTTTCTGGATCGACACCAGCATTAATAAGAATCTTGTTTGCTTGTTTTCCGCGCTGATTGAGTGTTTCTGTAGCGACTACAGGGCGGGCTTCTGGAGCAACAGCAGGTTGCGCTGGTACTTGCTGCTCTGTAGTTGGAACAGTAGCCGTTGTTGGCTGAATGCCATTTACTGGCTCAGCAACTGGAGGTTGCTCGGCCTCAACCTTCTGTTGCGGAAAAGCATCCTGTGCCACCTCATTACTGTGGAGGAGTCCTGATGCGGGCTTCTCAACCAGCATCTGCCCCGACCCTGTGGCAACTACTTCCGCTTGGCTACGACCAATAAATGGATCGGCCTCGGTGGAAAATCCAAACTCTTTTGTTTCGCGGGAGGCTGGCTCTTGTTTGGCATCAATCTCCTCCTGAGTGATCTTACCAGCTTCGAGGGCTTTCCCCATGGCCTCAAGGTGGTCTTTCCCGTAGTACACGGTATTGTCTGGAGCCATGAAGGCAGCGGCCTCAATGCGCGTTCCTTGGGCAACTGGGGCTGGCTCCACTGGCTTTCCCTGACGCTCTTCAATGCGGGCCAATGGATCTTGTGCTGGTGTAGTGGTTGGCGTTTTCTCAGTTGGAATAACCCCAGCAGCCAGATCCTTGATTGCTTTTTCTTGTTTTAGAAGTTGGTCAAGCTGAGTTTGTAAATCAGCATTGGGCTGCTCTCTTGGTGTAGAAAGGATTGTGTTGGCCTGAGCCTCTACCAATGATGAAGTAGCAGGGGTGACCGACTGTGATTCGCGGGCGATGTCCTTGGTGTCGGAAGCTGCGGCTTTCTTTTGATCTTCTGTAGGCTCCACCCTTGGCTCAATAGCGGCGGTAACACCACCCATGCCCATACCGATAAGACCCTCCATTGCCGCCTGACTGAATACTCCCTTGGTAAGATCAACATTTACACCCTCGTTCTGGAGGGCTGTATTGGCTGCAATTCTTTCTTGTGCCGCCTGTGCTGCCTCTGGAACAGCTTCTGTAAACCCACTCTTGATGACCGATGCAATACGACTTGCCTCTGGTGCAAGCCCGCTCTTGGCCATGACCTTGCCAATAATTCGTTCCGATCCAGTCCAAGCATCAAGTGCCCCAAGTCCAGCACCCAGTAAGATCTGGGGGAGATTCTTCCCATTGTATGCCTGTGCGTCAGTGGCGATCTTCTGTGCTTCTTCCTCGGTCTTGCCAGAATCAACCATGGCGGTCTTCACCGAGTCGTAGATCTGACTCTTGATGTTTCCAGCACCCATCCCCATGCCAGTAACAAGCTGCCCAGTCTTGATCCCGCCAGCAACCACGCTTGCCGCCTGCTCCGCTTTAAGACCGAGTTGTGCTGCCCTAGCCACACCAGCAAACCTGCCAGCAAGCCCGCCTACAATGATCGGTGCCATCGATCCAAGGGCATTGGAGAGAAGATCCACGGGAGCAACAGCAGCGGCCTGAACACCAGCAGCAATCTGAGGAAGGATTCCCTTTCCCTCCGCTTCCTTCATTATTTCTGCTATAGTTTGCTGGTCTTGTTTCGCTTCAGCAGAAAGCAATGCGCTGTAGAACTTCTCATTGCCAGCAAGAGATTGGGATAGTGGATTTTCAGCACCAAGAAGATCGGTGAGGTTCTTTAACCCAGATGTAATTCCAAGCCCGATGTTGGTCGGGATATCTGCTGCCTGTCTTAAAAACCCACTGCTTTCTGGTGGTTGTTCAACTGGTTGTTGGGTCGGGATTTCAAAACGCTTGGCTTCTTCAGTCCTTCTACGTTTTTCTTCCTCTTTGTATGGTGCCAACCATTGATCCGATGGTGTATCACTTGAGATTGCTTGTGTAGACGGTTGATCAATAGTAGACTCGGCCTTCCTTCGCCTCTCTTCTTCTCTGTATGGTGCCAACCAATCTTCTCCATCAATAGTTGGTTGTTTCGCCTGCTGCTGTTCTAGCAATACATATTTCTTGGCATCCGATGAGGGTGCCACCTTCTCCAACCAATCTGGTCTCCACCATTCATTTGCCATTGATTTTGATTGTTGTTTTGGGGACTCCAAAGATTATCGCATAGAACGAAGTGCTTGCGAGTAAATTTGCTCAAGTTCCAATTGAATTGTTTTTGGATCTTCGCCAAGCTCGGTGCGAATTGATGCTATCTTTTGCAGCCCCTGTTTCAATGTGTCTTTATCAATTCCAGCTTTTGCTGCCATTGGTGTTCCTGTTGAGGGATTGAATGAACCCTTGTCAAACAGAACATCATAATATTTATTCAATTCACCCTGAAGACTTGCCACTGATGCCGCACTAGATGTTTGCATTGTAGACCTAGCAGCGGCCTCTTTCAGCTTTGGTGCTGATGCATTTTCACTTTCAATTTGTTGCTGAATGTTTGCAATTTGAGTTTTGGCTTCCGCTTTAGTTAAAAAATCGGCATTGGGATCATTAACAACAGCTTCATATTGTTTTATTTTTTGATCCCTTGACTGCTGTGGAGTTGGTGATGGCGCGGCTTGTGTAGCGGGGTTGGTTGTCGGAGGAGCGGCCTGTGATGGCGTTACAGTAGGCTCCGCAAGTGTGCCAGCAGAAGTCGGAGCAGTTGATGGAGTTGACCGCTCGGTATAAGTTACCGCTTCTCCATCGCTTCCAATGAATCTATCTCCAGATCTTATTTGTTTTTCGTCAACAAGTTTCTTCAATTCTTCTGGAGAGTTGATACGAGGCAGGGTAAGTAGATCAAACTCCCTGCGTCTATTATCTAGTTTTGATTGTAGTTCTGGAATCCTAACACGTGCTTTTGCGGCTTCCTCATAATTTTGATTTTCTCCAGCCACCGCACTTGTTGCACCTGTGAGTTCTGCTGAAAGATCGCCAATCTCACGATTGAGTCTATCAATTTGAGGGGCTTTCTTGGCCTCGCGTTCTGCTGCCATGTTAATATCAGTTTGAGCAAGTGCAATTGCCTCACGATTGACCGTCTTTTCACCAACATCATTGAATGTGACAAAGTCAGAGAATGGCCTACCACTGCGCTTGGATACTTCCATTGCTGTTATGTACTCCTGTTGCTGAATTGGCACTGCATAGCCTTGTGCTATTTTTCTGTAGTTTTCAACAGCACCCTTGATCTGATTACTGTTGGCTCCAGTTGAGTTGTCTCCCAACACCTTATCCATGGCGGCTTGTGCTTCCTGTGGGTTGCCTTTAAAATCCAATGTGCCCAACACATTGAGAATATTGGCAACTTCAAGTTGTTCTTGTGCTGCTGTTTTTTCCGAAAGAACTTGAGCCTTTTGAGCATTGGCCAATTCAATTTTGGATCTTTCTGTGGAGTAAAAGTGGGATTCTTCTGCGCGTTTATCCGCCTCGTCTTGGCGTTGTCTTTCAGCTTGCGCTTGAATTGCCTCACGCTTTGCCTGCTCATCTCTGTCAATAATCGCCTGTCGCTTCACCCACTCATCACGCATGCGAATATCACGGCGAGTCGATCCCGTGGGCATTCCTCCATAGGCTTCTGGGAGATCTGCCGATGTTCTGTTGCCAGCATTTACTTCAGCCGCAACCATGGCATTCTGATCTTCCACGCTTGCTAGAGGAGAAGCACCCCATCCCCGCTCAACCCTCATCTTCTCTTCAGATGTCAATGGAGAATAGCCAGCGGAGGCCAGCCTTTGACGTTGCGCTGGATCACTCGACGATCCCCATCCAGACTTGAGTCTGAACATGTCTTCAGATGTTAGAGGCTTTGCCATAAATCAATAGTAGTTGGACCAATAGTTGGGCTGTGAACTTGGAAATGCTGCTGATTGGTTTTGAGCAAGATTCCAAAATGATGATTCTGGAGCCTTTTGCTGCGGGCCAACTGACATTTGACCTTGGTACATTGGAACAGAGTTCTGCCAAGTCGGACCCGAATATTGTTGTTGTGGATACACTGTATTGCTTGGGGGCCGATAGGCATATTGAGCATCATCTTGTGCGGTTCTAATGCCAGTCCCCTTTTGTCCTCGGCCTATTGCGGAATGAGATCCACGCCCAACCATGGTTCCCATCGATTGACCCTTTTCATTGTAAAGGCCTTCAACACGATCCATTTCAGATGTTCCCTTGCCTCGTGTGAATTTCTCTGGAGCCTCCACTGGAATACCTCCCTCGGACCTGATTCTATCAAGCTCCTTCCTGTATTCTTGTCGTGAAAACGATCCAGCAGGAACTGGTACCACTTTTTTACCATCTACGGTGCCAGCCCTTAGTTTTGGGCTTCCAGACTCATCAAATGTCCACATGTCTCCAAGATCTCCTATGCCACGTTTATACATAGTATCAACTTGAGATGCGCCTTCGATCCAATCTGGAGAGTATGGAGTCTGTCTATAATCAGGGGATGCCATAGAATATTAAACTGGGAGTTTGGGTGTTGACCAAGATGAGGTGGCAAGCGGGCTGGTTGCAAGCGGGCTTCCCGCATAACCAGTTTTCATCCAATTGGACGCTGGATTGGCATTGCGATTCATTGATCCGTAGTTGCTTGAACCAAACCCGCCAGCTCCAAAATTACCCGATCCAAAGCTGTTGGTATTACCGCCAAGCATTCCAGACATCTGATTCATCATACCTTGCTGGAGGGACAATTTTTGTTGCTCCATAGCCATTTTCTGTTTGTACATCTGTTGCTGTTGCGGCCAATTCTCTTTGGCATATTGATCTTCAAATGATTGTTGCTGACGCCTGAACCCAGCGTTGGCGTTCCATCTATCCATCTCCTCTTGAAGCTGGGACTTTCCATAGGTTGCCTTGAGTTCATCAAGCCCATAACCAGCAGTCTTTGCCGATAGCATAGGCTTGGAAAGTGCCTGTTGCTCACTCAACGACAATTGATTTGATGTCAGTCCAGTTTGTGCCGATGCCAATCCAGTTTGTTGAGACTGGAATTCCATATCTGCAAGCTGTTTCTCCCTCTGCTGCCGAAGACGCTCGGCTTGCGTTTGCTCAAAGGTTTGTTGGGCCGTTGGTTGAGGAGCCTGAGCCTGTGGGGACGGCCTGTAGTTGGGATTGGGCTGAAAGTAAGCTCCGGGTGGAAGAGACATTGCCATAGTATTACCTCATATTGATCATTGTTCTGGTTAACCAAGGGGCGGGCTGCATGGTGCCCTCCTGACCAGAGTTGTATTCTTTAAGTTCTGCGTTTAGAAGTAGAATCGCTCGGTCCATGAAATACTGACCCCGCTCAACATCCCCCTTTTCCTCTGCGTTGATGGCAATGAGTCCGAGTTTAATGGCCTCAAGACAGTCGGGATAAAGCGGGTCGTTGTCTGATGTAGCCCAGCAATGGACACGTTTAAACATTCCCTGTGCGGCGTCCCAATTTTTATCTACCATGTAACGACGATAGTTAATTACCCTCTCTCCAGCTTCGTACTTAGCGAGTGTAGTGACTCCTGCCGCAAGAGTAATGATTCCTGTGGTGACCGTTTTTTCTACAGAGTAAATCTCGCCAAACGTCTGAGAGGTGGTTTGGGTTCCACTTCCAAGGTCGAGGCGAATCCCTTCCACAACATTTCCATCAACCGTAGAGAAGATCTTGTCTCCATTGGCATCCTTGCCACGAATCCAGATATAACTTCCAGTGCACTCTGTTTGGCTGCTGCTCAATGTTAGCGTTGAAGCGGTGGTTAGATCCCGAAATGTTGTGAATCCAGTACCCATATCCTGTACAGGTCCATTGTACGCTTGATCTGATTTTCTAATTCCCCGTCCTTGTGGGAGGTACTGGTACCACTCACTCTGTACGGAACGGGTTTGATACCCAGCCTTGCCAGCCCGAATACATGTCTCAAGGTGGCGAGGAAGGGTGATGAACTTATTTAAATTGGTGTCCTCGTATGCTGTGATTGATGCCTGCACCACCGTTCCAACCCACTTCCCCTCGTTGACGAATCTCTCAAGGAGTCGATTAATGTTGTTGCGGAGTTCAGTCTGTGCGTCAAATCCTGCCAGATCGGGCGGATCGGGCTGGGGTACAACAGAGGCGGGAAGCCTCTCAACGCATAAACCAAGGGTCAGATTGGACATTTGGGTCAATTAATACCATTTAACCCACTATCGGTCAAGATTGTATTAGTCCTTGAATAACAAATCGGCAGATCCTCCAGACCCAACCCAAGGAAGAAATTGCTGAAGGTCATTAACGGGCCAATTGGTATTGTTCTGCAACGATAGCCAGTTATCTATAGCTTTAGCGTATGGCTTTCCATAAATTCGTTGTTTCTGTGCGACTTGTTGTGGGGTAACCCATGACATATGGAGGATCTTTCCAAGCCATCGGTATGCATCGTCTCGGCTATAAACTCTCCCTCCATTACCGTTGAATACTGGTGGTTCATGGCACTCCATCCACATTCCAGTGCCATACCTCCAAGCCCGCACCCACTCTGAATCTCTATTTCCATAACCGTTGGTTGAGGTTGCTATTACGTTGGGACCGACCATGTAGTCCATCGATACCTGAAGGGTGGAGAGTTGGATGTTTCCTTCAAACATACCCACTAGGGTTGCCATCTGTTTTGATGTCCACAACTCATCACAATCCATTTGAAGTAGCACCCCATCGTTCTTGAAGGATGTTAGGGCGGCGTTGATCATTTCTGTCTTCCCGTCCCAAGTGGGTTTGCTTTTAACGGTGATCCTTGGGTGGTTGGCAAACGACTGGAGCAACTGGTGGGTGCCATCGTGGGAGATCTTGTTACCCTGATTGGCCATCCATGAGGTATCCTTCTGCGCCATGGAGGCACCCTCAACAATGGACCAATGCCACTTGATGTCTCTAAGCCGAGTCAGTTCGGCAAACTGTGCCCCCAACCAAGGCGCACCATCCAGCACTATCGTGAAGATATTAAGCGTCACTTAATAGCTCTACTTCTTCTTATCAGAGAACCCACCCTTTTTTGACTTCATTTGTTTATAGACTTTGGAGTCAATGGTGGACTTTGATTTCGGGCGGCTTGTGCCAGCTTTCTTGCGTTTATTAATGTTGTCGTAGAGTCCCTTTTTCATATATCAGCATTCCCATTTTTTTCGGCTCCACCAATTGGCCGACAGTTTATTATTGGTTCCCTTGATTCCGCCAGACCTAGCGCAATAACTCTTCTTATTAGCTGGTTGGTTCTTTTTGATAGGCATCGTTGGGTCACCGAAACGCACCAGCTTCACCTGATCACCTTGTTTAGCAAGGACGGCAAACTTCTTATTACCGCCACTTGTTCTTTTTGGTTTGTTATACCCAGCAAACTTTTCACCTCTGTATTCAATGCTCATATTATTCCTCCGTTTTTAGTGTTCTCCCGTAGTTGCAATAGCTTCTACACTTGCAGTAGTTTTGGCAACGAATATCTTCCCCAAGCCGCTCCTCAACAACACCTCCGATTTTCTGGGCGTGTGTTTCAGCAGAACGTCTGTCTTCGTGAATCCCATTTGGTACCGCTCGTTTTGCTTTTTTGTCTTTGAGGACGGCATAGCTGTCGTCCTTTCTCCATCGTTCTTTCTCTGTGCAGTGCTGGATCTCATCGTCGTTGGTTGTGTTCTTTGCGCCCTCGTGGGCTGCAATCCTTGATTTGATGTAGGCCAATGTCTCCTCTGGCCCCCAAAAGTCAAGCTCCACCTCTTTTACAGCACAAGGTGGGTAATCCTGTTTATACTTGGATTCCCTCATCTTCCAGTCCTTCATAATGAGGATGTTGGAGACTTTCTTTGGATTGATTCCATTCATCTCACAGAGAAGTTTGTTAATCGACCCTTGAGCTATCCATTCAAATCTATCATCACTCATGGCCTTCCAGACGCTGGTTTCTTTAAAGTCATGGAGGCACTCTGTCTGTTTGTCAAAAAGGTCGATCTGTCCTCCAACCTTGATGCCGTCTACGTCCATGTAGAACCTCTGTTCGGCAATATATCGGGCGGGGTTGCGTTTTGCGATCTGCTCCAAGATCCAATGTTTAGCGGTACCGCTCATTGTCCACACTTTCTCCGAGGCGTCGATTGAGAGTTTATCCCCATGGCGGCGAAGCAACTCGCTCACTTTTGGCGGACCGATAAGCTGAGTTGTGGAGTATTGAGCCTCTCCCTTGTTGTACGAGTCTTCGCTAACCAGATCCACAAAAGGCTGCGGGAGACGATATATGTTGGTGATTTTCACTGCGTAGAAGAGAGCGGGGCCACCACTGGCAGATGGACCCCGCTCCAAGTGTTACTTGCTCTTCTTTTTCTTCATCCCCGCCATAGACATTGCAATAGCTACTGCTTGCTTGCGATTCTTGACGATGGGAGCCTTCTTTGGTCCCTTGGGATTGATCCCACCATGGAGCTTTCCAGCCACGTATTCCTTCATTACTTTACCGATCTTTTTTTGTTGTGCTGATTTTTTCATACTTTTTCTTTGGTTGTTGTTGTATTTGAGTGCAACTTTACACCCAAAAGTTTTGCGACATAGCGAATGTGCCAACACTTGTGTGACGGGTCTTTCCCATGGCGGAACATGTAGCTATCGCAGCAGCAAGTCCAAGGATTTTCATCGGTATCAACAATGTATCCTTCATGGGGGTTGCGTCTGCTAGGCACATAATAGCTTCCAAAGTCCCAAGGAACAACCTTGAAACTAGAATGTTTGATCGTCAATGTCTTCCTGTGGTTGAGGATCTGCTAGGCTTTCGGCCTTGCTGGCACCAAACCCCAACTCCTCTGGGGTGTAGGCACTGAGCGGCATGACATCAATGAATCCCCTGCGATCCGATTGGATGAATAGGGTTGTAGCTATTCCTTGACGATGCTCTTTAGGAAGCCCAAGTTCCACCGCAATGTCATTGGCCTTCTTCACGCACAACCGCATGAGGTTGGATGCTTGGCAAAGGTACTTCTTTGCGCCCAGATCATCCGCCACTGGTGCCGTGACTCCGTTGGTTGATGGTGGTCGGGGTTGAGCGGACAACTTAACTGGACCGCTGGTCTGAACCTGTGGGGTTGGTGAAGAGGCCGACTGGAAATCCATCTGGGCCGTTCCATTGCGACTATTGCCAGAGGCAATTAGCACAACTTGCTGGCCGATATGTTTTGAAAAACCAGCTTTAATCTCCTCATTGTCAATGAAATACCCATGTTTTACTCCATCGATCAATAGATCGACTACGCATAGGGTGTTGTTCTTAACCATCTTCGGTCCACTGATGACCTTGACCATTTTGGGGCCGTTCTTTGCCAGTGACAGGTGGGAGATGATCGGGCTTTTTTCGCTATTGTTGGGATTGTTGAATGCCATTGTGATTTATATGTGAGTTGGTTTTGACAGCATCTTGAACCAGATGTTCAAAAAAAATGTGGCCCCATCGAAAAGACAGGGCCACACTTCAAACACACACACATATGAAGGTGGTAATCTAGCTCAACCCAACGGCTTTGCAAGCCCAAAATACGCTTGATATCCAACTTTTTTTAAACTACCTTATCCAACCAATGGCTACTGAATATCCCCCTCTAGGCAAATCTTTTGTATCGGGCTACTCCAATAGTGATAGAGATTTCCCAATTATTTCAATTAGGAAAGATCCCCGTGTTGAAAACTATAAGATCCCAGAGGATCTATCCCCCCACCCCGATTCCACTAGGTATCCCAACCATGTGTTCACTGGTGCCCAAAATGGAAATAGTGATGAACGTGTTGTTTGGACCTACGAGATTCTTCCAGCCCCTTGGGTTCCATTCACAAGATATGATGACGATCTCGGCCCCATCCAAGGCAGACGCAGGTTTGTAAAAAATACAGGACAGGAAGCCAGTTTAAGCTCTTCAACAAAAATCAGCTACGAAGCCCGCGAAGGTTCGGCAATCGTTTCATCTGAGATTGAAGAGACTTGGAACTCATCGATTGATGACGAGGACAACTCTGTATTCCCTGTAAAGACCCAGAATACATACGATGAGAGGCTTGGCCCGATTAAAGAAACCAAACAACTCTTTCCCATCACTGGAAATGAAGTTGGATCGATTGTTTACAATGCTCCGACAATCACGGAAACATCGTACATTCCGTATAGCCAATACTTGGTTTACAGGGTTGTAAGAACCTATGATTTAGACGGACCAGTACGCAGGGAGGATATTTACGATGAGGTCCGTGGGGCAGTGCAGAGATTGAGCCAGACGACCTACGACAATGGCGGGCTTGTGGGGTCCATCACTGGAAATGAGACGGGAGTAACTCAAACTATTTATCAACCAATCAATACTCTCGTTGTTGATCGTGTTGTGGAAAGCTACAAATTACCGGGTCCAGTTAGATACGAGGACATTTACGACCCAGTTCGCGGTGCCATTAGTCGCACCAGTCAGATAATTTATCGGTCAGATTCTGTGCGGGCTTATCTTTCTGGGTTTTCCAACCTGTCGTTAAAGGTAATATACAATCCAATCAATAATTTGGTTGTTGATAGTATTGCAGAACGCCAAGTTTTAAGCGGTCCAATATTAAATGGTCAGGAGTACGACGAGTCGCTTGATATTGTTATTCCGTATTCTGAAACAATTGTTTCCACAGATCCAACTAGCAATGTCACTGGAAATAGAAAACAGATAAACCCTCAAGACACTGCAAGTAGCCTAAAGAAAGAATACAAATTCACAGAGATTGCAAGTAGTCTTGACTCTTATTACTACGAGGTGCCCGATTTATCTTCGGTAGAGCTTCCAGACATGCTTAGAAGTGTCAATCTGTTGATATCTCAAGGTGGAAGTAAATCATCTGGAACTGGAAGTGGAAATGCCTACTCTTGGAGATCAAGCTCACAGTCATCCGTTGGCGGTGACATAGCTTACGACATACAGCAGGGATATAGCGGGATAGTAGAATCAATTAAAGCGGTGATGTTCCTTCCTAAAAATCAAAGTTCGGTAACTCAACACATACTTCCCAAACTTCAAGCACAGGATGCTGCCCGCTCTAGGCTCCGTACACAGATTTGGCCATACGCAAAACAAGTTGCCTATACAATCACGCTAACTGGAGGAACAAGATCTGTAGAACAATCGCAATCACTTTCTCTTGGTGATGATACCTCTATGTCAAGCGCGGGAGGTGGAGGATACTCAATATCCACTGGAGTATCCAAAATACCACCAACGCTCCATTACGCAGTTCCAATAGGGATAACAACTATTGGACAGCCTGAAGCGAAGTCCGCAACTGTGCCATTGTTTGGAATGTCAATATCATCCAGTACTGGGTCAGTTGTTTGGGATAGCAAAAGAGGTGCGGCACCTTCTATTCCAGCAACAGATCCTCCAGAATTTGTTCTTGGAAGATATATCACCAATGTGTCTGCGTCTCCGTATCGATTTGGATACACACGGGTGGAGGTTACGGTTGTTGATATTCAGAATATTTATACAGCTAAAAGCCGCGTGATCCCGCCAGCAGTAGCAGATTTAAATAGTTACTATCGTATTATGGATAGAATAATTCCTCCCACAATAGTTGGAGCAAATTCTATTGGAAAAATACCAGTAACAGCAACTGTTGGGCAACCGTTCTCTTATCAAATTAGAGTTTCTGGAGGAACAATTGGTGGAGTTAGAGACTACAGCATTAGTGCTTATGTCGAGCCGATGCTGCAATTCAATGAATTGCAAAATATTATTTACGGAACATTTACATCTGCTGGATATTTTGAATTCACAATAGCTGTATCCGCTGTTACTGGTATTACATCAGCAAAATTGGCGGTGACCGTTACCTAATATGGACAAATCATACTACGAGGGTGTATCGATGCCAGCCCAGCCGCTGGGTAGCAACTTTGCTGAAACTTCATTTATTCCCACCCCTTGGGATAACAGGAACACCAATATATGGGGAGATGATTCCAATCAGCAGTTATCAAAGTCGCTAAATACAATTGAGCAAAGAATAAAAGCTATTGAATCTCGGTTGGATGCGGCCTCAATTGAGGCACTATGTCAGGATGGTATAGTTACAGTGACGCTCAATCTTTGATTCAATGATTACCCACACATCAAGTGTGTATTGTCCAGAATGCTGTGGTGGGTGTCTATCTTTGCCGACCACATCAATTTCTGTGGTTATATCTGGTGTTACTGCATGCCCTGCATTTCCATTGACATCACTTCCCAACGGCTCGTATGAACTTGATTATGTTGGAACAGCAGAATTTAGACAATGGCATCTTGTAACATCCACCCATGATATTGCATTGGATTGTGTTGGTGATTCGTTGGAGTTGTTTATTTTTACAACAGTTGGTGATGAGTTGGTTCAATTTGCTGGGACATCACTTGATTTAACCAATGGAACAAATCTGCTAAATACAACTGTTTGCGGAACAGAATTTGGAGAACCATCTGCATTTGATGGAACAGCTACAGTTTCATGGTAGCAAATTTCTCTGATTCCGCCCACTGCCACAGCCGCGCCCATTGCCGCGCCTGTCGATCCGATCCAGCATGGAGATCCTCTGTAGGTGCTCCCGATGAGTGCCCCCACGGGATTAGGGGGCTTGGTGATATTGTTGAAGCTCTGGCAAAACCAATAGCCAAAGCACTCAAGCTACCTTGTCTTGACGAACAAAAAAAACTACGTCCAGAGTCACCTTGCGCCAAACGCCGCAACCTTCTAAACAAGATCTCTCTTTAGCGGGCCTTTCGGTCTGATAAAATTCACAATCCTGTGGCACCCACCAGATAAAGCTCGTTTCTGTACTGTTTCAAAGTATCCATTGCGAACCCTTGACCCTATTGTGCTGGCATTGATCCCCATAGCCTCTGAAGCCTGACGGATGGTCTTCCACCCATCGGCGTTCATGGATTCAATTGTAGTGGCCTTGCTGCTCTCTCTGGACCAAGCATCGTCCCAGCTTCCGACTACAATTTGATTGGACTTGCCTTTTGTTCTTCTAGTTGAGCTACGATGGGTTGCCATGAGTATTTTCCTTTGTTCACTTCAAACATTACAAATCCAAAATCCACAATCCCGCTACAGCGTCTTGCACCATAGCGTGACCCCATGCCCTGAAGGGCGGGAGTGGTCATGGCCAACCAGTCTGGCCCGCCTGAGAAGTTGTGGTAGTGGACATGAGACCGAATGAAGATATCTGCCTTGGGCTGCATATTACGCTCGTTCCACATGATATTCCACAGGCGGTCTCTAGCTATCCCCCCATGGCGTCCGTGGGGAATAGAGCTTGATCCTGCGGGGTGGTGCTTAAGATCAAATACCACTCCCTCAACATCCACCCACTCATGCTCTCCGATCTTAGCATCTACTCTGTGAGCAATGGTGTTTTCCCAATCCTCGTCATTTCCAGTATGGTAGGGCGTTCCTCTAGTAACAATTATTTTGCAGTCCTTTGACTTGGGGATCTCTCGGATAATCTTAACTGCCATGTCGCACTGCTCTTCCATGTCAGTGGTGATAAGCTCTGTTCCCCCTGATTTGCTTCCCTTGCCGTCTACAAGATCTCCATTGATGAATACTATATCATATGGGCCGTGGGCATTGATATGGCGTTTAAACCAATTGTAGTGGGATTTATTTGCTTTGATCCATCCTGCTCGCCGTTCTGCGGGTTCATCGGGCAAATACCCGCTGGGGGTTAGCCCTGCTTTATGACCACAATGGAAGTCGGAGAGGATGGCTATTTTTTTCATTGGGATTGGTTGCAGAGATCGTAGCAGCGGGCGTATCCAGCTATGTCTACTACTGAGTCTCTATGGGTGGGAGTTTCTACAAGTCGGGATATCTTCACCGCAATCATGCACAAGGCAAATTGCTGGGGAGTAACATCAACCCCAAGGATGGCCGACCACATTTTAGCTGACCTAGCAAAGTCTTCATGGGGCGGGCCGTAGTGGTCCTGCCTGTCGTTGGAAGTGAGTCTTGTTGCAATGGATAGTACGTCTTCATCATATGTCATAAATCTTTTATAGCCTTTTTGAGGTCTCCATCGTCCATGTCCTCATCATCGTCCCCAGAGTAAAAAATGTCGTGGATATTGCCAATGATGCCTTCAATAGCGTAATCATTGCCAAACTTGCTAAATGCGTTTTTGGTCTCGTCCCCCTCTTTGTATGTAACAACAGCAAATCCCGCTTCAAACATCTCTGCGAGGGCTTGACCCACCATGCGTAGCGTTTCATCGGTTGAAGACCCTATCAGGCTTTTAGGCTTGTTGGCTACGCTATCTTTTGCCGCTACCCAATCTGCAATGGCATGGGCGGCGTCTTGGTTTTCCACTCCAAACGAAGAAAGGATGGACTGTATTTTAGCAACCATTTTAAAATTCTTCTCGGCATTGTTTGCATACTCTCATTGATCCGACATGTTTGATGTAAACATGTTCAATCTTTTCTGACCCACAATATGGACAATCATTCTGAACGGGCTTGTTGTTTTTCTGTTTAGGACGCTGTTTTGGCTTATCTTTCATTGAACTTTCGATGGATGGATTCTGATGTAATTCCTTACGAGTGATATGTTTCTACGCTTCAACCATACGCCGTCTCCCGACTCGCTATCGCGCTCTCCCCTGCCGTTGGTATTGCCCTCCACGCATTGAATAAATAATTTTCCACCACCAATTACAATACCTGTATGGGAGAAGTCAAACACAACAATATCCCCTCTCTGCACCGTAGCTGTTTCAGGCAGGATCGTAGTGGTGTTGGGGTGTTTCCTAGCCCACTCTAGAAGCCCAAATGCTGATGCGGTCTTGGGACGCCAAGTGGATGGTGAGGATACTTTCAAGGACAACCACTTCACATTCCTTTTATCGGTCAACCATTGTGATACACACCAATCAACATATGCCGCACACCATGGCCAAGCAGCGGGAGGCAGATTTGTGGCCGATTGATACTCGCGGATCTTAGCCCCGCGATTGTTGCCACCAATTTCTTTTACTCCGACTTGCGACAAAGCAATGTCGGCGAGTTTCTCAATCATCGCTTTGGCTGCACTTTTTGCCAATGTCCCATGCCCTAGAAATCCGCGCCACCTCTGATTCCGAGGTAGCTGGCAATTTTACCGCCTTTTCTGGATAGTTTGACGGTGAACCGAAGGGAACGTAGCAGCCGCACGATGAACCGTTGTCTGGAAGGCTCTGGATGAAGTCTTTGGAAGATGGCATTTAATTGTTCCTCGTTTAATGGTTGGTTTATCACTGCTGGACAGGGATGGCCTTTCGCACTTCGGTGTAAGTGATCGGCCCAAGAACCCCGTCTTGATCTGTATTAACTAGTGCTTGTATGCTTTTGATTCCGTCACTCTGGATCTTGTTAGTTCCATAGTTAACGGCGGCAATAATAAATGAAACCACAAATCCCGTCACAGCTACTTGATCAATGTTACTAGCAAGATTGGAATCGAATGTAGCAAGTTTTCCTATTCCAGCACCGATAAGTCCAGCAATGATGGGGGTAAGAATACCGCCAAGTTTTGAAACCAAGAATTTTAGGATGGAGTTTTTCAAATCTCGTCCTCCAGTTTTAGCTTCTGCACAGCCGACTCAATGGTGAAGCGAATGATGGATTCCGAAACTTTCAACCCAAGGTCAGTAGCTTCGCCTTTAAGCTCTTTAACAGCGGCCTCGCGCTTTTGTGAACCTGTCTTGTTGGTTTCTGCCAACGACTTAACAATATCAATAGCAATTGGAAGTAATGCTGCAACTCCAGTTGCCAATGCCTGCTTCAAGATCGGGGCATAGAAATTAAAGATTGCCGAGGATATTCCAGCCAGTTTTGCCAATAGAGCTTTCATTGGATTCAATCGTAGATCAAAGCCCCTTGCTTTGCAAGTATTCTTCTATCCTGCGGGTACGCTCATCGATGCGGGCAAGAAGCTCCGACCTTTCAGCAGATGTGCGTTCCATCATTTCAATCTTTGCGTCCTGCTTTGCATCGTTGGAGTTGATATGGCGCATCTGCTCTGGAAGAACGATCCAACCGTTGAGAGCCGAAAACATTGTAATAACCAATGCAAACCCAGCTATAAACTCACTTATTGTTAGCTTCACTCCTCGCTCAATCCCTCTGCGTCTTGGAACATCCTCAATACTCATGGCTCAATAGATGTTATGATTGATGCCAATTGATACCTTGTAGGCCATTGTATATACGGTAAAACATTCGCAGCAGTATCGTCGTTACGAAGTGCTGCTGCAATATATCCAAGACCAAGCGTTTCATCCCAATCAATTTGAATGTCTGTCTGTTTTGATATTATTACAACTCCAGTGTAACCAACTCCAGTGTAATTTCCAACAGCATTTGTTCCAACCGACATCCTCCAAATAGGAGTGCCATATATTTTATTTGTATTTATAACCCATCTATTAACTGTAGATGAGTACCATAAATACATACCACTAGATGAATCAAAAAATACAGGATATCCCCCCAGTGATTCTTGTGTTATTGTAAATCTACTACCATTGATGTTTGGAGATAATCCAGTGCCAGAAGCTACATATCCAGCATTTGTGCTGATTTGATTGTAAATACTACTCCACAGCCACTGGTTCTTCAGAGAGATGTAATCGGATAGCGTGTTCGATGGATCGTAGGCAACAGCAATATTGGCTAAGATATACTTCTCTGGCAGGGACCAATACTCAGATATCGATCCTGTACCAGTTTTAGCAACCAGCCATCTGGCCAGAGCTTCCTTCTTAGGAAGACTGGCTACCTCTGCGAACTTAGCTGTGAGCGTAGGAAGGGCCATAGACTTACCCTAGTGACCCACGATCAAGCCATGCCCATGATGCGCTCGCCCATGCCCTTCATCGGGTTGGAAGCCTGCTTGCGGGGCTTGCCTTTTCCAACACCAACGCTGACGGCCATCATCGGCTCCTCTTTAGTCATGTCAGTTTCGGCCTCGTTGCCAGCTTCCGACTCAGAATCATCGGAGGGAATTTCTACTCCTGCGATTTTGGTGGGGTACAGTTCATTGCCTTCAACTTTGAACGTGACAAGTTCTTCAAACGTGCCTCCGTCTTTAACGTCTTCGGGCAGGGTATAACCTTCGGGTATTTTGATGTTCATAATATTTAATCTCTCCTCATAGAGCTTGCCTCAGATTTGATTCCGAGGCAAGCCTTGATGAAGGGAGTATCAGCTATTACGCCAAGTACCCGTAGCCGCTACCACTTGGGCAAGCAACCAGATCGTTGGCCAAGTTGCAGCGCAAGTGCAAGATGTAGTATGCCCACTGGGGGAATACGCTCTTGACCGCACAAGCCATCTTGGCGCGGAAGTAACCACTGTTCTTGTCAGGGTTACACTGACGATGGTACTCGTTGACCCAGCGGAAGTCGCCGCGATAGTTCTGAGCATCATAAGTCAGTTTGCCGACCTTGACATTGGGGTTGGGAACCAGCCACTCAAACGCCTTCGGGTGAAACACAACCGTGGTGGAGTATTTCGCCGTCTTGTAGGCGGGGTTGATGACATACTTCGTTCCACCGCTAGTACCGGGACCAGTCGAGGCAGCGGCAACATACGGGGTAACCTCAACAAACGTGCCAGCAGGCCCATCGTTGAAACGTTTTGGGAACGGACGGCTATGGAAGGTGAACCCGCCATAGGACTTACCGGGAAGCATAGTCGCGCCATTGGCTCCCAGAAGGTCGTTCACACGATCACTCCAGCGAACGTCCTGACGAACGTCCTGTTGCAGTTTAACAAGGTTCTCAATCGTCGCACGTTCAGCAAAGACGTTGAACACGGGCGAACCATCGTCCGTCACCGCATCGCCGTCATCACCAGCGTTGTCCTGATAGAGGTTGTCGTAGATCTGACGCAGGATACCGGGGGTCATCACGCTCGTGGGAGCAGTGGTGGCAAACGCCGTGCCAGTGCTGGAAGGAAGGCCAGCAGCAGCAACCAACTTCGACTGCGAGAGATTGAAGTAATCGGTATCGTAACGCTCAATCCACTCGACGTTTACGTTGTCAGAGAGGATCTTGATGTAGTTGTTGACATCATCAACAGGGAACGCACTGGTACGGACATCTTCCAAACAGATCCAGTTGGACTCAATCGCTTGATGGCGAAGGGTGAAGGTCTTTTGGTCGAAGGCATAGCCAACAGTTTTGACGGGCGGCAAGCAGGAGTCATTGGCTCCGTTGCTGACGCTCACGTTTTCCCATCCACTACCAACAGCTTTGGTGCGCTGGGCAATAGTGTTTGTGATAGTTACGCCCATGTTGTCGGGGAATGCCGACTGAGACACGAAGCGAAGATACGGATCTTTATAAAGACCCAGACGATAGGTACCCATTGCGATACGTCCAGACTCCCTTTGGAAATTGTCATTAATCGTATCACACGATAGAGGTGTAGGCAGATTAGCCATAGTATTGTTATTTTCTCCTAATTTTAATTTTGCGTTTTTTTGTAATGTTTATCGCCTTCGCCATTGGGCGGGACGCCATTACAAGAAATCTGTTACCCACGCCGCTGTAGGTGGTAGACGGCAAACTAACTTAGGAGGAGATAACGCTCACCAACAGGCGTCTGAGATCAAACCAGACTAGATCATTGAGAATACATTTAATCTAAGTGCGTAAATATGTCAAGCGATATTTTTATCGCCTGCCCATAATTGCTGCGCCGAAATTAACTGAACCCATATCTTCTGTGTCATCGTCATCGTCGTTAGAGTCGCTAGATGAAGATCCAAGGCTAGGTGTGGCACCGATTGCTGACTTCAGTTGATGCTGGAGTTCGGCAATCTTTGCATCCTTCTCGGAGGTTACGCTTTGGAGTTTGTTGCTATAGTGGTTGATAGCCGATTCAAGGAATGGGACAACTGCTGCTCTAGCCAAGATCGTAGACCTGTCCTCAACAGGAAGCCTGTCTAGATTGGTTTCAGATGCTGCTTGGCGGGCGGAACGGATGCTTGAGTTCCAGTCGCTCTGTCCATCGATCTCCTTCAAGAAATCGTAACGGTCTTCCATGCGGGTCCAAGCGTTGGCCGTAAAAGCCTTCTGTAGACGCTGGTCATTCTCAATGAACTCCTGCTCTTCTTGGGCCTTGCGGGCGCGAAGCTGTTCTGCCATGGACTCCGACTCATTGGAGAAACGCTCATGGTAGTCACGCAAGTTGTGGAACTTTTCAGTAAGTTTAACAACCTCAAGCTGTTCCATACGCTTGAAATCACCGATAAGGTCTTCAAGACTGTCAGTACGTTTCCGCATGTCAGGTTCCGTGATAGCCTGCCAAAGTTTGGAAAAGTCAGCATCATTGGCATCGGCAATAGCCTTTAGATCACATTGAATACCAGCCAGTGGTTTTTTCACACTCTCAACGTATTCTGGGCTGCGCTCAAAGTTTGCGGCCTTAAGTTCACGGGAGAGTTCGGCAAGGCGGGTTTTGTAACTATCCACCTCTTGACGTAGGTAATCAACTTCACCACCCTCAACTTTACCCACTTTTTCTTTAGTGGCCTCAAGTTCTGCCTTGAGACGGTCCCGCTCTTCGCGGGCTTTTTTCATCTCTGATTTAATCTCTTTCCACGAGGAGATACCTTTTTCGGAATCATCACCCTCTGGCTTATCAGAAACTTGTTTATCGTCAAAATGGGGATTCTTTGGAAGATCATTATCAGTGGTATCTGATGTAGCCTGTTCAGAAGAATCGGAAGACTTGGTCGTGGCTTTCTTTAGCGTAGCCTCTACTTGATCTTTCGTGGTTTTCGACTTCTTGTCTGGCTCCCTAACTTTAGTGACCTTTTTCTCTTCTTCGGGAGCTTCTTGCGTAGTGGTCTTCTCATCGTCGTTTGTTCCACGGGGAACATTGTCTTGATTGTCCTGCTGAGTGGTCTCAACTGGTGTGGGTTCTTGTTGTTCGGAGGTGCCAAAAACGGCCCCAGCGAAGTCTGCATCTCCCGTGAGAGACGAGTTTAGGATTGCGTTTGCCATAAATTATTCGGGTTTAATATGAGAAAAAGACTCTGGGAAATCAACCTTGGGTTTTGTTGTGTACTCACCCTTAGCCATAGTTTCAATCAGGTCAAGCACTTCTTGGCTTCCTTCGTAAAACCCAGCACTCTTGATAAATACTGGAGATAGATCAAACCCTTGGGCAACTGGTCCCACTGTTCGGCGCGGCCTCACACGTTTTGCCAAGAACTTCAATCCCCTTACCATGTGGGGTGTTTCCCACGTTTTAGCCCATTCGCGGGCGTCAGAATTATTCCAATCCATTGGTTATGCCGTAGGTGGTGCTTGCTCAATCATTGGAGGGCGACCACCAGATGGTCGTGCAACCTTATCAAGAATAGAGCTTCGGGTTTTCAGATCGTTGAGTGCCATTTGCTGGCGGATAGTTTCCATTTTCTGTGCGTGGGACTCTTGTGCCATGCTACGCTTTTCTTGCATCTCTGCAAGCCTAAGTTGTCCCTTCTGGATTTCAAACATTTGTTTAGGATCGGGCTGGCCGCCCTGTTCTGGTCCAGACGCCGCTTGCTCCTGCATCTTGCTCTGCTCTGCCATCATTCTGTTGATGACCTGTTGCTCCAATTCATCCACATAAGCAGTGACGTTTTGAAGCTGACGCTTGAGTTCGTTGACCTCTTGTTTGCGGAAGCTATTGGTGGAGAACATCACCAAGTGCTCAGTGGTATGGTCTGAAAGCGGGCGAAGGATCTGCATGGCCTGCTCGTCGGGAATCTGCTGCTGCTTGTGAGCATCGATAATTTCTGCCATGAGAGGGATATGGACCTCAATATGCACAGGATGGTTTTGGCTATCGTGGACAAGTTGTTGAATGCCCTGACGTAGATTACCGTTTTCAAGGTTGGCAATGTCAAAGTCAATAACCTTACGGGGCGGGCCTTTAGCGACAAAGAGGTCCACCTTCTGGTATCCTACACCCGGTATTCCAGCTACCACCGCTCGCAGGGTGTTCTCCTTACCTTTTTCGTCCATTAAAGAGTAAAGTTCCATTAGTTGCTTGGAGGCCATTTCGGTCATTACGGGGCTTCCATCACCCATGGCTCTCATTGCCGTAACCTTCAGGAACTGGCGCATACGCTCAATGGATACTCCACGGCGTTTGCAACGGGCGCGGAATTCCATGGCAAGTTTGCCACCTTTATCTAACTGTGAAAGATCGGGGGAGACTGCTCGACGATACTGCTCTGTGAGGAGTTTGTTGTACGGGGTGTAGAACAACTCTAGCGCAGCGGCATTGAGTGTCGATTCTTGGCGGGCCTGTTGTACCACTTCAGTGGCAGAGCGGGCTTGTCCATCGGTACCCTGACCGCGAGAACGATAGCTTCCAGTGTTGTTTTGAAGCGTCTGAGTCATCAGGCTATACACTGGAAGACCCTGTGTAGCAATAGATGGAGGCTGAAGCTGGATAGGAGTAAGTCCTGTAGGAATAAAGCTATACGGGCCGACTTCGATGTATTGGAAGTCTTGAATGGCTTCGGCGTCACCTTGAAGTTGAATCAATCCAGATGTAATGGCTGCTTGTGCGGCCTGACACAAAATACGGTTGGATACTTGGATCGGGTTGTAAATCTTCTGTTTAAGACCCCTGATCGTGTGGAATGTTCCTTGACCAACTCCATAGGTAAAGATGACGAAACAGTTGTTTACGTTGGAGTATTTTGCATTTCGTTCGTAGAGGAAGTCATCACAATCACGAGAGGCAATAAGTTGTGAGAATTTGCCATCAAACTCGCGATTGTACCCGTAGATTAGTTTAGCCCTGTGGTATGCGGCCTCACCAGCGTACAGATCATTCTCCTTAACTTCACGTTGGAAGTCTTCCCAATGGGAGTTCCAGTTCTTCCACTGATCGGTCTTGGTGGATGATTTCCAAATAGCCTTTTTGACCGCATCAATATTCCATCCCATTGTTTTAGCAATCTTTGGATTCTTGATGTAGTCGTAAAGTTGGCTAACGGACATCGTGCGTTGAACAATAGCCACCTCAATAGCAGTGTCGGATACTTTTGTATCACGAGCCACCTTGAAATCTTTCAGTCCGCATGGTTCCCAAAATACCGATCTCTCATCGGGCCACATGGCAATACCAACACCATCTCCAACAAACTCACGAGATAGCAACTGCATGTTGTAAGGGAAGTCACTCCACTCCTTGAGCATCCAGTCAAACTCTTCAGAGATGATTTCCGAGTCTTCATTTGAGTCACCATCGTAGGACTCCATGATGACATTGGCAATACGAGGAACACCGTTCTGAAGTTCAATATACGGTGCTAGAGCCGCCTCCATGATGGCCGATGCTTCGCCAAAGTTGGAGTTTACAACATGTGTAAGTCCCTTGTTTTTAAGCTCTTCCGAGTCATAGGGAGCTTCGCCATTGACCAATGCTTGCGCCCGTGAACGGAGATAAGCCGACTGCTCATCTTGAGCCATGTACTTGTCTGAAATGGAAATAAGATTCTCAGGAGAGGAAATACGTTTCTTAGGAACGCCGCCCTTCTCTGAAATATTCTCTAGTTCTACGCTAGGATTGGAAGCCATTGATCGGTGATAATATCAGCAGTTGTTACTGTTAGTCAACCACATTGGTGGATTCTTCAGGCGTAGGCGTAGGTGTCACCTCTTCAGGTGTCGGGCTTGGGGTTGGTGTCGGCAACGGAACCACAACCGCATTAGTCCCGTCCCATGTGAATTCACGGGAGGGGCTGACGATAGCGCGGGGGCCATTGTCCTGTGCAGCGTCGAGCGATTGATTGAGGGCCATAGCCGTTGCCGATTGGAGTTGGACTAGACCGCCAACCGTTTGGGGTCCGAGGTGGGTCAAAACGGCACTTAACCTATCGTCTGGCAGGTTCCATACAGCGGCGTGGGCGGAATTCAGGGATTGGACAAGGAGTTGGCCGTACCACGTTGTTCCACTTGCCGCACGGGCAATGGCTGACAGGTCAGACTCAAGCTGCGTCTGTGGGACGAGTTGGCCGTAGACTGTTGGTGCGAGGGCCACGATTGCGAGGAGGATTAGTTTTTTCATAATTAGTTCAGTTTTGTTAGCGTAAAAGAAGACCCAGCTTTCAGTGTGGTCGGCGTAGCGTTAGTTGTATTTTGCGCCCAACGAAGCGTGAGAGTTCCAGAGTTTTCAGCACGGAATACTCCTGTAGCAGCCCATATTAAATTTGTGCCCCCAGTAGAGCTTCCCGACCCTCCCCAACTTATTCCAGCGACCGCTCCTCCGCTAGCACTTGAAATATAAAATACTCTTGCATTTAAATCTTCTCTTGAAGCAAATCCAATAGGTCCACCAGTGTTGACAAATACGTTATTTGTTCCAGTTACAATGGCAGCATTTAACCCACCAGTTGCTGGTGCCGTATACTGTAATCTAGCTTGAATGCTGTAGATTGTTCCTGCAACGACTGATGCAGTTAGTTCAGGATCGTTATTTCCAACTATAGTCATATCGGATGTATTTGTTTTTGACTGGTCTGCGGATTTAACAATGGTCGTAATGCGGTTTGTCGCAAACGTATTCCATGTATTACTTGCGGTGCAGACATAAAAGTTAGTAGCATCGTAACGAATATCGCCAGCCGTGCCTGTGTCGGTTGAATTGGTCGGCGCGGTGCCTTGGGCGCGAAGTTGTGCGTCTATGGTTGTGTAGGACGAATCATCCGCGAGGCGAACTTGCAGGGCGGTGTTGGTGCGCTTGAGGGCTGGGAAGTTGCTGTTTGTTCCGCCAAATTGCAGGCGACCAAAATCGTTTTGTGCATTGTTATACAAGCCGAGAGTTCCGTCACCGCTTAAAGGGCGCAGAAGTGTCGAAGTGTTCCACCCTAACACGCCAGTAGAAATTGCGTGTAGAATGCTACCTCCAGCAGTTATTGACATCCTTGCGGCTCCATCGGTCTGCAACTCCAAAGCCCTAGCCGTCCCGCCGCCGCTTCCCTTCTCAGTGCCAATCGTCAGCACATTGTTCGTCCACGCGATCTTCCCGCGTTCATAATTCGTGGAGTTGGAGTAGGTGTTAAACAGAAACAGCGTCTGCGGATTCGTGCCGTTTCTTTGAGCGAGGCTATTATTCGTCTCGCGCTGCAACGTTACGTCAGTGTTTGTGCCAACGCCTACTGTCAGACTCGGCAACGTCGAAACAAACGCGCTGCTTCCAGAACCATCGGCAACGAGCAAGCTGTTACTTGAGGAAACACCCGAGTAAGGCGCGGGCAGGTTAGAGGCTACGGTCACTCCGAGGTTGGTGCGTGTTGTGGAACTATCTCCAACGCTAATACTTCCAGTAAATGAGGCGGTATTTGATCCTAGTACTAGGCTAGTAACGCCATAGTTCTTAAATTCAAAATTATTTAAATTAGCACCAGTTCCTTGATTTATTGAAAGATTTCCTACCAACAATGAACTAGAATACACTGGTATTGCAAATGCTGACGAGCGTATTTCATTAGTAAATCTAAGAACATTCGTCCTACCACTAACAATATTGTTATTTGTATCTATAGTAAGAACATTAGTCGAAAGTCGCGCATCGGGTAATGTGCCTGCGACAAGATTTGTGGCATTGGTGGTGGCGGGTGACGCACTATTTGTGAGCCAGCTTGCTCCCAGTCCCAAATTCGTGCGAACTGTCGGCGCGTTTGTCCCAAAACTTAGGACATTGCTAAACGCAATACTATTGGTGAAACTCAGTGCATTGGTGTTCGTCGGCCCGACAACTATGTTGTTGGTGGTGTATACCAGATCGCGCACCTGTGCCTGCGAGCCGCACATGAAAGACAGCAAGAACATTAGGGTAATTATGGTGCGTATCAGGCTTCCACTATTATCAATAGTGAGACGCCAGCGGTTTCCATTGGGGCTTTTCATAATTACTCCTTTTGTGGCATCTGTGACTTCGTAATCGGTGGCCTGTGAAGCGAGTGCTAATGTTCCATTTGCATCTGGTAAACTATGCGTCCTATTAGCTGATAAATTTACTACATCAATAGTTGATTTTAGTGGGTCTGTGCCTCCAGAGAATGTGACGGTTTGGGCAGAAAGCACCGCTGTTCCATAGATCTGAATTGGCGCAATTGTGTTATTCGGATTATTTGTATTCCATGTATCAACAATTGTTTGAATGAATGTCGTGCCATCTAGTGTTAGTACTATAGCGTTTCCTACTGTTCCAGCACGGGTTGCGTATAAATCAACATATATATCTTCTTGATCTTCTGCGTTATAGTACCAAAATATACTAGCACTTGCGCCATTTCCTGTGCCATTTTTTATACTTATTGTTGATGTAGCAGTTATGTCTCCACTTACGTCTAATTGTGATTGTGGAATAGCTACGCCAATACCAACCCTGTTATTTGGGTGGATACTGAGTTGCGGGGTGTTACTAGAACAAATTACCAGTGGACGATAGAAAGTGACTGATGTGTTTAATCCAGTCAAAACATATGCATTGTAGACAAAAGAATTTTGTGCCTCCGAAAGCATCCCCGTATTTCCACTGACCGAACCAAAAAACATTTTACCGCTAGCATTTACTGATCTAGTGCCATCGTTTGCTCCGTTAATAGTTAATCCAGTAAATGTAGGAGCATTTGCAGGATTTAGAGCTTGGGTTGGTATGCGTGAATCGTTGCCCTCAGTGGCCGTGCCTGCGGTTGTGCCGTAGACTACACTTGCAGCAGAACCTTGTGGACCCTGTGGGCCTTGAGTCAACACCTCAACCACCTCTACAGCCGTCTCAATTACCTCAATGACTTCTGTGGCCATTACCGTACAATCTCCTGATAGATGGTTGCGTTGCCTGTGGCAAATCCAATGGTGGCAGCTCCGTTGTACAATTCAATCTCGTACACCCCAGTTCCAGCAGTGAGGCTTGACCCTGCTTGAGTTGCAGTGATATCTACTTGGATTGTTCCAGCGGTGCCTCCAAGAGTGATTCCACTCCCAGTGGTCAATTCAAGCATGGAGGCTGAGTCTGTAGCCTTCTCCCTGATGACCATCTTTGCTGTGTATCCTGTAAGATTCATTGGGGCGGGCTTTCGGCCTGACGAGCACTTGCTCAGATAACGGAATTTCGCTTGCCAAGTCTTTCCTTGGACAATCTCAATATCCCGTACAAGTCTCCAGTAGTTGGTCATTTGAATAGGGGAATTCTGAAACTTGTAGTTACTCCGTTTGTAATGACATTAACTTCCATCCAAGCAACAAGACTAGCATAACTAGTACCTGATGGCGTTGTGTTTGTCTGAAAAATAGCAGATTGGAAATTTGTGCTGTTGGTGTTGGTTAACGCAGTATATGGGATTCCTAAATTTGTGCGGCTTGCACCAGCAGTTCCATTGAACGCCATAGCCTGATAAAATGTAACATTGGTAGCTGTAAAAAAAGCTACGTTGTTAGAAAGAATAGTTATTCCAATAGTGTTAGTATTTGTATTAGCGAATATCCCGCTTCCATTGCCGTCAAATTGAATATCTAGATTTGTAGCAGAACCAACGCCAGCAGTTTTTACAGATTTAAACTGAACATCATTGCTTCCACCTAAACCAAGGTTTGTTCTAGATTGTCCAGCATTGTCCAATCCATTAGTTCCAGAGAAAAAAATAGGCTCAACAAACGATGGGTTTTCGGCAAATGACCAAGCTCCTTGTTCAAACATGAAGTTGACTGTTTCGTTGTAATTACTAAGTGCGATCAGTGTGTTGGTAGATCCAGTGTTTTTGATGATAGTTGCAGTTGTGGTTGTTCCCTTGTGGATAATTGTTGCAGTATCTCCGTTGAATGTGGAGCTATTGGTCGGAAGATTAATTGTGTTGGTAACTCCAGACACGCTTACTGCCATGCTATGTACAAATAAATTGCGGCTATTTGTTGCGCTGTTAGTTGAGTTAACAGTAACATTTGTAAAATATTGAACACTTGTTGATATTGGTGCAGCCTGCCAGAAATTTGTTGGACTTACCACTGATCCATTGGTTGAAACAAGAACTGGATTTGTATTGGAGCCAAATATTGCTGCAAGAAAATTAGTTGAATTGGTATTAGTTAACACCGTCCACCCAAGTCCCAATGCCGTTCTGACAGAACTATCGTTCCACTGATTACCAAGTACAACTGGATTGGTGTCCGATGCAATGGTTAGAACACTCTCGCTATCAATTGGGTCCCAAAATTGCAAATTACCACCAGTGGATCTTAATGAAATTGTATTTCCACTGATCGGGCCGATTAAAACATTGTTTGTGAACGACACTTCATTTGTGAATGTTATGGTATTTGTATTGGTAAATACCACAGTTCCGCTATTTGAAATGTATCCAGCAACTCCTATTGCAATACGGAAATTGGTGGCATCGGTATTGGTTAGTGCGGGCCATCCGAGTCCAAGATTGGTTCTTGCCACGCTCATCGTTCCAGATCCCAAGCCACCATTGGTTGTTGGAATTACTGGATTAGTGACGTAACTAGCAAGCTCAATTGCTGTCCTAAAATTAGAGGCATTGGTATTTGTGAGCGCGGACCAACTCAAACCAAGTCCAGTTCTTGCGTTGGATGCATCAACACTCCAGAAATTGGTCGGGCGAACAACCACTCCATTGGTATTGGCAGTAACATTCTGACTTTGTGCAAATGCCGTTGCACAGATAAATAAACTAAAAATAAATGCGTAGATATATTTCATTGTATTAACCCCTTTGAATCCACACTTTTTCATTGGTGGTTGTTGCATAGTCTTGCGGACGGATTACAAACGGAGAATTGGCGGCATTGGTTCCAGCTACCAACTGATAGATTGCTGGCGGGTTGATTGCTGGTAGAAATACACAAATATTTGTTGGATAGGTAGATCCGCTTGCAGTTGCAATTGAGTTAAGATCGGTTGCAGTACCACCAGTGAGTCCAGTGATTGTTGGCTCAACACGAAAAATGTTGTTACTCGGAGTTGTGATTGGAGTCGAAGAAACACCAATAACAGTGGAACTAGGAATAGGGATACAAATTCTGCTCATCGTGTTACCTCTGGGGAAATGATTACGTTACCTTGAAGTATCCTAGTGACAGTTGATCCAGTAGTCAATTCAAGATCGTAGACGGCCTCTTGTGCGCTCAGTGTTGCTGTAGTGGTTGCTGATATTGTCAGAGTGATCGATCCCGTGGACCCGCCAAGAGTAATTCCAGAACTAGGCGAACTGAGTTCAAGGATCAGGGCTTTGGATTGCGGGGTTGACCGAATCTGCATCTTTGCACTATAACCAGTCAGATTCACAGGAGCCGATGGATCACCAGTCTCGTAGTACAGAGTCTGGTTGAATGTCGCTCCTTGAAATATGGCTATGTCTGCCTCGGCAATGGGTAACTGCATAAATGGCAGCTATAATTTACCATTTGGTTTTTAAAGTCAAGTTTTGTCTGACTTCCTTGAAGAGCTTTATGTTTTTTTGTTTCTTCTCTTCTATTGCTTCTGAACCAGCCATTGCTCCAAATACTTTGCGGGCCACAAACAATCCAACTGCAAATGAATCAAAAAGATCGGGCGACTTGCCTATGCGCTTTTTCATGTCTGTCTTTGACTCAATGATGATCTTTCTGACACGGCGGGCATATTTACGTTGAGTCATCTCCCAAGCCAGATCGGATGTTATTCCTTTAAGTTGTTCACACTCAAGGAAATATCGTGCAACAAAACATAGTTCGCTTGCCATGTTGTGGAACAAGTCCTTACCGACTTGAGGTTTTCCTGTGGTCTGATCCCTCATTGCGTACTGTGCGCTAACAGCTAAATCCGATGCCGCACCAGCAAAACTTACAGCATGCCATCCCTTGAGCAACTCTCTCTCACCTATGGACCAGAATATGCCACCAGCAGAGGCATCAACCCCCATCCATTGGTTGGGAATGTTGAGTTTTTTGGATAGGTCGGATATCTGTTGAATCATTTCATATTGAAAGTCTTCTTGGCTTCCAGCCCGACGATTTAGCACATACTGTTTCTCAACAGCTATTGCCCATTTCCCGCTTATCAACCTTCCATACTTCATGTGGGTAAACACAAATCTATCTCCACCTTCAGTGTAGCTTGGGTCAATTCCAGCTATATCTTTAGGATCTCCATCCCATATTGGTTTATCCAAAGCCCCATGGCGGGCGAGAAGGATGTCTGAAACAATGGTGCAATCATCGGCATCGGCGGGAGGCCAAAATCCCCTGAACTTCCTCCAATATTGAGGGTTTAGCTCACCCAACTCCTTTTTTGCAACAGCAACATCGTTGGGTTTTGGAAGGAAGGGGTAACGAAGCCCCTTTCCTTTTCCGAATGAGTCTTGGTTTGGATTGTCTCTTTCAGAGTCAAATCTGACACAGATACCCTCAATGCCAGCAACCTTGATCTTCCAGTTGGGCATATCCTCATCAACACTCATCCAACCCTTGATTGGTTCGCAAAACTTCCCATGGGGGTCAAAGATAGACGATGGGTTGCCTGCTCCGACGATATAGAGTTCCTGTGCTCCTTTGAATCCCCAGATTGCCTCGTTGATTACGGATGCAGAACAGTCCTGCAATTCATCGATAATCAATACGATCCTTCTGTTCTTTTTACCCTGCAACCGTTTTTGGGCGTCATCCTTGTACTCGTCACCAGCAGCCAGCAACATTATTGATGATGCATCGGACACCCCTACCGTTGGGTCAATAACCTTACCCTCTTCATCGGACAACTTGATGATGTCCATAGACTCAATGAGCCTACCCGGAGCTATTCCAAGTCCTTGTGCCTCTCTGTACATTTTAACTAGGGCCGACCAAATGCGCTGTTTTGCGTCAATTTTACTTGTAGAAACAACAATACACATTGTGTTGAGCGGGTCCGAAAACCAGTTGACCAGTGCAAACGCTGCCATATCCCATGACTTGCCAGAATCAGTACCGCCAGCAAGCCCCACAACCCCCCTGATGTACTTTTGTCCTGTGGTTGGGTCTTCGTCCACATTGTTCTTACAAAATGCCTGTGCGCGGAGTTCTGCCCATTTATGCCATGCAAATGTTGGCCATATGGCTGAAACAATATTTTTGTAGTGGCGGGATTTACCAAGACCTCCTTCTTCTGGGGTTAGGCTGGCCATAAAGGCATCCAATTCAATGCGGAGTTCTGTAACCTTGGAACCTTGGCGCGGATACCACAATCTCCCGTATTTCTCTACAGCCCCCTGATCTGGGATTTCGTTTGCCATAAAATAAACTTATAATACAATGGTCCCAATGGAAGTTAAAAAAAAAGTCAAGAAAAGAACTGATTGGGATTCACCAGAAGGACGCTACAAAAAACAGTGTGCATTCAGGCTTTATGTAGCAGATAGACCACTTTCGGAGGTTTTAAAGGAGTTGGGCATCGATAAGATGCAATACTTGCAAGGGATTATCCTAAACGAAAAGTGGGATAAACACAAGGAGATTTGGAAGAACAACCCAGATGTTGAGATGGCCTACCCTTGGGAAAAAGAGGTTGTTGTAAGTCTGACTCCTCCACCTCCAGACATGGCCACCATGGATAAGGATAAGCGTATCCAATGTATTAAGGGGTTCTCAATGTACTGTGCGGGCCAGAGCGTTGCCGATATCGCAAGAGAACTAAACGTAAGTTTCTCAACGGTCAGGGCATGGGTTGATATTCAGAGGTGGAAAGCATGTCGGGATAGGTTGACCAATGAGAATGCACCAGCCCCTTGGGAGAACGAGAATGTCCCAACCCTTCTTTCCGATCTAACGGCCTCGTTAGAGGCTATGAAGAAATCCATTAAGTTTCTCACTGGTCAGGTGTTGGTAAAAGCCGCCGATGCCGCCCAAGATCTAGACGGCATGGAAGCCCTCGGTATGATGAGGAACATCAAACAGCTTGCAGAGGCCGCATCCATCAACTTCAACGATGGACAAAACTCTCCAAATCAAGTACAAATCAATATTGCTACCAAACTTGAATCAATGAAGATTCCCACTGACAATGTTTTTGAAGCAGAGCTTGTAGTCAATGAGTGATATTCCTAAATTTTGTTATACAGCAAAGAACAGCGTTCCTGCTGGTGGATTTTGGTGCATATGTCCCTTAACCGACACAAGGGTTGATGGTGGTGATTTCTGGGACATGGTGGAGAAATGTAAAAAACTTCTCATGGAACGTGGAATTATTCCTCCAGTTGACGTTGTTGCCCAGATTGAAAACTCTTTGTGTAGCCGTTTGGCTGGTAGTGAAAACTGCCAACCGTGCACAACAGTTGCTCAAAAGATAGGGTTCAGTGAAATCGTACAATGGGTTAAAGCAATGTATGACTTTTCTACTAAGGGCAGATTTAAGTTAGTTCCTCAAGAGGAGGCTGAACGCAGGGCTAGGATCTGTGCGGCCTGCCCCCATCAGATTGAAACATCGGGATGTTGGGGATGTCGCGGGATTGCTGGACTAATCCCAGCTATTGCTGGAGCTAGAGTTACAGAGTCAGATGGACAGTTGAAGGCATGCGGTATTTGCGGATGCTACAACGCTGTATCAGTCCATATTCCTAATGATGTTCAGGATACTCATACTCTTCAATTTCCGTCATTTTGCTGGAAAAATCCTGCACAGTCTCAAAGCGAGTAATATTCTTACAGAAGACCATCTTGCCAACTCCAGTCGGACCCTCGCGTTGTTTCGCAATGATAAACTCAATGGTGGGGGTTTGGCTGTAGGCGTTGATATCTTCTTCAGCCAGATTCATCAGAATACAAATGTCGGCGTCCTGCTCTAGTGATCCCGATCCCTTGAGGTCACTCATTGCTGGCTTTCCTGCACCCCGCTTTTCTGGGTCACGATTCAATTGCGCCAATGCAATCACTGGAACATTGAGGCTCTTTGCTAGTTCCTTGACCCCATTGCTCACCTCTTCAATCTCGCATGTCCTGTTGTCCTTGCTCCTGCGACTGTCTCCCTTAACAAGCTGGAGGTAGTCGATAATGATCATATCAAGCGGCTCTTTCTGGTGGGCGCGGCGGGATATCGACTTAATATAGCCAATGGATTTACCAGCGTTGTCATCACACAAGATATTGGACTCCATGATCTCTTGAGTAGCATTGCTCAAGTCGTTGAGTTGTCCGCGAGTTGCCCTTCTAGCCAGAAGCGTTGCCACTGGAACCTTAGCCCTAGAGCGAATCATCCTCTCCATCAGAGAAGTGGATGTCATTTCTAGCGAGAATACGAGTACACGCTTCTTTAGGTCCAAGGCAACATGCTCTGCAATCTGCATGGCAGCAGATGACTTTCCTACTGATGGGCGGGCAGCAAGCACTACCATGTCACCGCCTCGTAGCCCAAGGTTTAGGAAATCATCAATAGCACCAATTCCGCATGGAAGCCCACGCTTCATCTCTCCACGAGCCATGCACTCAATGTTCTCTGCCGCAGTATTGACCGAGTTTTTGACGCAGAGCCTTTCATCGTTATCCATAACGAAATCCGCCTTCATCACTGAGTTTTCGCTCCATTCCTTCAGTTCTTGAAGATGGATTTGGCGGTCTCTGGCCTTGTGGACAATATCACTGGCCAACGTCTCTAGCGAACGGCGATAGCGGGCTTCTTCCAACTTTGGGAAATACCGATTCCACTTCTTGCCATTGGGACAGAACGTGCTGATCTCAATGATCTTTGGCTTCCCTCCAACCAGATCAAAATGATCGTTGGCCTTGAGTTCATCCTCAATGTTGACCCAGTTGATGTGGATCTTCTTGGCAGCAATACGCATAGCCGCTTGGAATATGAGCCTGTTTTCGTGGGTGTAGAAGTGGTCCTCGCGAAGCTTCTCCATCATCTCCGATTGAGTATCATCTCCCCCATGGCACAAGCATGAAAGCATGGCCATTTCTGCTGCTGGTTCAAAAATAATGTCTTGCATATGACGAGGTTTGACACACAACTAGGCCGAGCGTTCAATCAAAGATTGCTTTCTTTTAGCAACCATCGCTTTCATTGCCTCACTCCTTCTTTTTCTTTCTTCGTCACTGAGGTTCCGCTTCTTTCTTCCTTCTGTTTGTTTTAAAGGAGTTTTAACGGAGATAGTAGTATCTTTTTCTTTCAAAATTGGTTGAGTAATTTCAAAGCGATCAATAGCCATTTGATGGAGTGAGCCATCCTTACATCCATGGATCACGGCAGCGTCTTTGTCTACAAGTCTAGTAGGGCACGTTACTTCTTGAATCTCATGGGCCTCTGGGCTTTGCGCGTAAAAACGTACGTCATTGCCCTGCCACTGATAGTTGACGCTCTGCCAATAAGCCCGAATCAACGGAGTATTACGCCCAATAGCCATAAACTCCCATCGGCAGTAGATATCCCAAGGTTCTGGAATCACACCAGCGTTTCGATAGGCTAGATTGTAGTTGTTTAGATTTTTGGCCAAGTCGCAATAATCCAAGACGTTGTGAGGATAGACGGCACTACCGACGATAGCCTTGTAAACATTCTTTCCGCTGGGGGCCATACCTCCCTCGTACATGCATCCAACAATAGCGGGCTTGCTATTGAAGTCATCTTCAAGTTTATCCATCCAACGCTCAACCATTGGAACGCAATCTGGCTCCCAGAAGTACCAAGGTTCTTCTGTGGCATAGCAATGGGAAGATGCATCGCTGAACATCTGGTTGGGGCCGAGTGGCCACCCATTGTATCCATCCTGTGCAATGAGACGCTCAACAGTCGGGAATGACTTTTGCAGTTCAAGCGTTATTTCATCGATTAACAGTGTATTGTTAGAGCAACACACAGTAGCCTTGTGGCGCATATTGATCCCCATCGCAGTAATAGCCTGCGCGGATTTAAGTGCAAGCTGTGCGTCTCCATTGTGGTATGCAAATACTAGGTTCATTTTTTATTGGATTTCTTTTTTAATGTTTCTGCTACGGTAATATAGTTTTCAAACTGTTGAGCACATTCATTGGCAAGCTCAAGTTCTGTCTCTGGATCAAAGTAATAGCCTCCCCGCTCTTGGTAAAGTTTTTCCATTGGCATCGGTGTTCCCCGTCTTAACCTTGGACCTATCGGGCATTTGAAAGCCTCACTGACGATGGTTACAACAGTCTTAAATCTGGCCATGGGAATTTTGCCCAATAGTTGATCGATTGTTCAAGCGTGTGGGCCGAGCCACTCCACCCGTGGGCGGGATGGTAGTAAGCGACATCTCCAAACCTTGGAAACCCACTTTTTTTACCATCGTAACTTGCGTCCTCAATGATGATAAGGTAATGTCCTTGGTTCTTCGGCTTTTCCTCGTCGTATTTTTTCCATTCTACTGTAATCACAATGAATCAGACAAATTCCACACTGAAGCGTTCAAACAAACCGTTAAAAAGAAGCGGCAGGCTGCGGGCAGCATCCCCTAAACGCGCAAAGCAATACAACGAGTACTCCAAGGTAAAGAATGCGTATCTTTCCCTCCACCCACAGTGCGAGCGTTGCAAAAACAAGGACAGCCACGACATCCATCACAAGGCGGGGCGCAATGGCCAGTGGCTCTGCCGATACGAATATTTTGCCGCATTGTGCAGAGAGTGCCATGATTGGATTCATAGCAACGGGAAGGAGGCTAGGCGTTTGGGCTGGATTGTAGATGTCCATTATCCCATTTGAAAGTTGGAAATAAAGTTGCCTCGGCTTTTTGCCAACTGAATAGCAATGCCAGAAAATGTTGAATGGCTACTGATGAAGTAATTAAAGTAACTCATCAGATACATGTCAATAACAGGGTCTCCGTTGGTGATATCCCAAGAAAATTTGTATCCCGTATCCTGTTGTTCGTCCGAAAATATCACAACATTGGGCTGGTTGATTCCAGCATTGGCAATGGTATCGATCAACTTGTCAATGTACTGTTCTTTTGTAAAGTATTGTTCTCCGTTGCACCAATCTTTGTAATCCCCATGGCGCATGTGGACCGCAATAAGATTACCCTTGGGAAGTTCATCAACCATTTCGTTGACCATTCTTTGGCTGCTGTTGTTTAAGAACAAATCGGAAAATCTTTCGCTTAAAAAATTGTCTGGATCAATCAAACCGTGGGATGACCAGTCTATTTCAATAAAATTACAGAGATTGTTGTTAAAGTCACTATCTGAACAAAGTTTATCACATTTAAAGTGGTGGCTGTATTTTAAAAAGTGGGGAAAATATAGTTTGTCTATCGTGTCGTAGGTTGCATAAACCCCGTAAAGTCTAGAAAGTTGATTTCCAAGCCTTCCATCACTTAAAAGCGCATAGTTGCTCATGGAGTAATTGAATGCAACTTTGGCTGGTAGTTTCTCATCACTGGGTCATAAACCTTGCCGTTGGGGGCCATTACTTTCCTGTAGTTGTCAACAGCGTTGATCCACGATGTCTCCAAGCCAGCGTTGAATTCAGCAACTGGAGGAAAGTTCTGGGGTTGTTCCTTGCGATACAGTTGCGTATAGCCGCACCCGCCACACACCACAATTACTAGAAGTGGTACCAATCGCTTCACTTGGCCGAAAGCTCTGCCTCTATTTTGTCTATGTAATCTTGCGTCTGTTTATGCCCCCGTTCCACCACCCTTAAATACATATTCCATGATGCTTGCTCACTGGCTCTCAATTCTGCATCGATGTCTCGGTACACAATTATCCTTCCAGTGGTATAACTTGTGGTCCCATCACTGTTTTGAGTCCATGACTCGTATCGTTGTCCTAAACAAGTGGTTGTCAGTAATAGTAGTGCTAGTAGTTTTTTCATAGGTTAAAAATTGGGCGACTGGAAATAATGTGGACCTTGTCGGATTTCTCCCCGATTGCGGCTATCCAATCGCCCTGCACAGGGCAGGCTGTCGATACGCGCAGGATCTCCCCAGATCCCTTAATGTATCCGCCTGTTATCCCTTGTGCAAAAGTAGTTCTACGGCTCAGGTCGTTACCACCGAGATTTCCCAGCAGCCCCTCAATGACCGTAGTTCTGCGATTCAGGTCGCTCATGGGAGCCTCTACACCTCTCGGTGCAGGAAGGTACTCTTGTTCCATGCCCTCAATGACAGCAGAAAATTTGTTCATACTGTTAATAGACCCATAGTTTACCAATACGTTCAATGTTTTTTTTTAATGTTTTGTAGTGTTTTGTAATGGGTTCAATGTTTTTTTGTTTTAGTACTGGTACTGCGGCTCATTTACTCTAAAGCCCGAAACGCCGCTACTCGCACATTGACAATTCTATCCCTACGGAAGAGCGAAAGATCGTTTGCCCATACCTCGCCCCCGCAGGGGCTAAGTATGGATTTTTGACAGTAACCATCCCTCACGTTGTCGCTTAGATGTTGTGCCATAGAGATAATTCGGCTCCGAGGATGCCAATCTTTGTACCGATAGCAATTATCTCCCCACCTCCCAGCTTGCGCTGGCTCTTTATCCACCCCAACTAGCGGATGGAATTCCCAAGACGGCGTTTTGATCACTTCTTGGGTCGGATTGCTGATCGTTCGGCGGTTTTATCCTTGCATACCTACGGATTCAGGGTTCAGCGGCTATGTTAGTCCCACCCGCTGGTGGTGGGTATCGTCTGTTAAGACACGGGCAACCTACAACTCGTTCAAACAAAGTCAAAGAAAAACTTTGAACGTATGGCAAGTTGTCGTGTCAAAGTATGCTATGGCAAAACATACACCAAAAGAAGTGGTAGAGCAGATCCTTGCAAACGCATCAACAATGACCATCAACGAGATGGTGGCAAGCTATGGGGTTAAATATCAAACTGTAAGATTGATACTGAAACGCAACTCCGTAACCGCAAAAAACAAAGGTATCTCAAAAGAACAAATTGACAACGCTCTTTCCGAAGGCCCGCTTGGACTCCTAGGACTGGCAGAAAAACTCAATGTCAGCGTATACACCGTATCTAGAGCCTTACGAACCCACGGGATGGTGGTTGGACGCAAGCCCCATACAAGGTCGCGCTTGAGGGAGGGATGCAGGGCATTCAAGGTTTTAGGCTACATGATTGCCAATCCCACAGTTGCACTCCATAGTATTGCTATTGAGTTCAATTGCAGCCGCGAATTTGTTGGACAAGTGGCAGCACAGGCGAGACAAGAAGGAATCATCAAATGACATTTACTGGCAAAGGATCAAGACACCGTAAGTCCAACTGGAACAAGTATCGTAACAACTACGATACCATCTTTAAAAAGAACAAGTATCCAGAGTGGATTTGCAAGGAATGTGGCCGAAAGCACGGCAAACGCCCCGAGGGCAATCCATATGGCGCAACTTGGCACATTGATACCTGCGGCGTCTGCGGAGGCGACATGGGGGTTACTGAACCCCGTGACTACGGTCATCTTAAGAAGAGGTGGGACAAATGAGCAACACGCCAGAAACAGATAGGCAATGGGCAAACTGGCTCCAAGAATTAAAAAACCCTATAGAATCATTTGTGAATTTTGCCCGCAAACTGGAACGCGAGCGCGACGAGGCGAACAAGGAGCTTCACAAACAGTTGGCGAAGTATGACGCACTGTTCGACGAGGCAGAGAAGATCCGCGTGGAGCGCGACAAGGCGTTGGAGACGTTTGCCGATTGGGAAAATGCCGCCGAGCACGTAAAAGCAGACCATCCTGACGAGGTGCATTGTGGCTGCGTTAAGGTTTTACGGAAGTTGCTATCGGATGCCTTGCGCGAACGCGACGAGGCGCGTGAGGCGTTTGCGGTGGCGACAGGACAACTTGTGCAAGCTCAAGAGGTGTTGCGCGAAAGGCTGCAAGATGACTAGCAAACCAGAAATCTACGAAAGCAGGATGGTTGCCGAAAGAGACCACTACAAAAACTCGCTAAAGGAGACAGTGGATGCTATTGACAACTACATCACTTCTCAAATTAGGGAGCCAGAGATGGACTTTCTCTGTGCGCTCCATGCTTTTATCAAAGGTAAACTCCATGACTAAATACCTACTAATTACTGCTATTTTAGTAGTAACCTCATGCACTCCTTCAAATCCAGAGCGTTGGATGGAAATGGAGGCCAATGCCTGTCTACCTACAGCTATAGCATTCAGACAGGGGCTACAACGCCAAGGAGTGTGGTCGGAAGTGTTTAGATACAACTACAGGGACGGCAGCAACAAGGTTAAGGGCCATGCAATGTGTGCCTATCTTTACCCATCGGGCCAGAACCAACTCTACACCTACGACTACATGGGATCGTACAGGACCAGAGCCTTCACCAACAATGTTACCAATGTTGCACTACAGGCCCATTCTCTTAGGAGCGGGTCCACCAATACATTCAACGCCCAGTGGTTAAAATAGATGGGCACGACGATACCAAGCGGCTTCGTAGAAATCAGAAGAGGAGTGTATGAACGAGTTGACCTTAATCCCGATTCAAAAAAAAGATGGATGGAGGTTGGTTGGGCAAACCAAGGGATACACCTGCAAACGAATTGCTGGCAACAGCACCGATTCTTGGACTGGCAAGCGGGTATGGGACACCAAAAATCTAAGGCCGAAGCTCGTATTCGTCTTCGACCCAGAAACATAAAAGATAACGCTTGTTTGATTGCCTCAGATACTTTAAAATGTAAGGCACAAAAAATGAAATGCTTCTCATTTGAACATAAGTGTAAACAGTGCGGCAAAGAATTTAATGGCATAAAAACCAGAACCTATTGTTGTACCAAATGTGCCTACAACGACAAAGAACGTCTTAAAGAGTTAAACAAAAAAGATCGCGGAAACGGAACGTGTAAGTGGTGTGGCAAGGTTTTCCCAATAACAACTATATCTCCACGTGGAATCTTCTGCTCTAGAAATTGTTCTGGAACATACACAGGAAATAAGATACTTGCAAAATGGCCAAAGCCTGCAATACCAAAAACAAAACTTAACTGTGAATATTGCCACAAAGAATTTGGCGTGATACCTTCCATGGCAAATAAAAGAAGGTTCTGCTCCATATCGTGTGCAACCTTGGGATCAACAAAGAAAAGAACAATGACAATACGAATGAGACGCAGTCACTATGGAGGATATTCACGATGCAAGAACGGATGGCATCAAATAGGAGGCCAAGAGATCTTTGCTCGCAGTCTCTGGGAGTCTAACTACGCTTACTACTTGGAATGGCTACGCGCCAATGGGTCCATCCAGTCTTGGGAGCATGAGCCTGAAACATTTTGGTTTGATGGAATAAGGCGTGGGGTCTGCTCCTACCTTCCAGACTTCAAGGTAATCGAAAATAATGGAGATGTTGTTTACCATGAAGTCAAGGGATGGATGGACAAGAAAAGCATTACCAAACTAAAGCGGATGAAGAAATATCACCCTACGGTCAAAATGTTCCTCGCTGACTCCAAATGGTTTGCCCAAAACGCCAATAAGTTATCAGGACTTGTTAATGGTTGGGGAACTGAGCCTATTAAAAGGGTGAAAAACATATCAGCCTCGAAACTCACCAAGAAAAAACTCGCGAACAGGAAGAAACGATTATAGAATTGTTTCACTGTGAACCAATTTACTTTTGATAAAGACTTACTTGTCAACTTTGATGATACAGGAGTCCTTATGCCGTTCCCAGAACAAGAGCAGGGGTTTCAAGACAACCCTATACGACAATTGTTTGAACGAATAGAAGAAGAAGATGGTCAAGAAGAAGAATGAACCCACATATCGTAGCTTTTCTTGGGAAGTCCATTCTGAAATACAAGGGTATAAGGATTACCTTTGTACCCAAGGAGAGGATCAAGTGTGGGTGTTCTGAAACAGTTGGATGGGCCACCAATACCGAAATACGCATAGCCACAAAATTGCCTCTTGAGGACTGGCTTGGGGTCTTTGTCCACGAAACATGCCATGTTGACCAATCAACACAGCGCAAGAAATGGCATTCCGTCAGAGAGGATGCCGTTGGGGCTATGGATGAATGGCTCAATGGTAAGCAAGTCAATTATGTTGACGATGTTATCAGAAAGGTTGTTGAGCTTGAGTGGGACTGCGAGAAACGGTCACTAAGAAAAATCATCGCAAACAAACTGCCCATCGACATTGAGGAGTACAGCCAGAAGGCCAATGCCTACATCATTGGGTACAATTGGACCTACAACTGCCGTAAATGGTGTAAGTCCAGCTACAACAGCCCTGATATCTGGAAGGCCATGCCTAAAAAGATTGTGACTCTCCAGAACGCGCTTTACCCACCCATAAAATTAACAGACATGTACTATGATTGATCTAATGAACGGCCAAGAGAATATTCCATGCCCATCATGTAATGAACTCAATTCAATTGCACAGTATGTCGCAAAATATGCCATATCTGATTTAACAACAGTTGAGGAAACTGTTAAATTGATGGGGTTTGAGCTTAATATGAGGCGGGCTAGAGAAGAGTACGAGTTGGCCATGAAAGGGCACATTCTTGCCTCTATCAACAAAAAAATAGATGAAGTGGAACAATAGATTCCTTGAGTTGGCCTCCCATGTGGCCAAGTGGAGCAAGGACAATTCAACACAGGTTGGTGCTGTAATTGTCAGGTCCGACAAAACCATAGCCTCTATAGGGTTCAATGGATTCCCACGGGGAGTAGATGACTCAGTTGATCGTATATATGACCGTAAGTACAAGCTGCTATTCACTGTCCATGCGGAGCTTAACGCCATAATCGCCGCAAAAGAGCCTCTGGAGGGGTATTCCATTTACATCCATCCGTGCCAACCATGCGCCCATTGTATGGCAGCTATCATCCAATCGGGGATTAAGCAAATCTACTGCCCAGAAAATAAGATTGAACGCTGGATGGAATCCTTTGTCAAAGGTGAGGAGATGGCAAAAGAAGCAGAAGTATCACTGATATACCTATGAGCCTTGTATCGACATTTGAAATGGTAACCCCGTGGAAGGAAGTTGACACCTTCCAAGAAACCCACTTTGGGTATATTACCAAAGAGTCAATTGTTGATGTTGGAGAAGGGTATTTTTTCTGGACGCCCGATGAAGATCCTATCAAGCTTGACCACATGTACCTTGCTGGATCGACATTTGTACGCTTTAGTAACGAAGAGGACACCCACACGAGGATTTAATTTATGGAAGAAGCACAAGACAAAGAACAACAGTTGCGCGACAGGCTTTTCAACGCCTACATCGCAACGCAATACACAACCGCAGAAACCGATACCGAGTCATTGGCTATTGTTCGCGGTGAGAAATACCACGAAAACAACGGAATCAAAACAACGGAGTTTGTTGATGTCGTTCTGACAAAAGAGGCTATGGACTCTGTTGTTAGCGATATTTCAAATAGCGGCTCGACATACATCTGTCCGAAATGCGGAAAGCAACTCCCCAACGATGGGAGTCCAATCGTCCAGTGCAACCAAGGAGAATAAACCAATGACAACTATCGCAATAGTGATTATTCAGATAATTGTTGGTACAACGCTATTCATGCTTGGGTCGTACTACGGATACGAACAACGTAAGTCCGAAGAGAGGGACGATAAGGCCGATGCACTACGTTTGAGCGAAGCCACAAAAGAATGGGCCGAGTCGGTTAAGAAGAAAAATATGGCCGCTTACAAGAAACAAGTGGCCAAAAATAAAAAAACAAAGAAAACAAAATTGTGAGCTTCTGGGCCATAGGGGTGTGTACGATGTGCTACATCGTTACCGCTCTGGACTTTATGAGTAAGGGCAATACCCCTATGGCCATCGTGTTCGGAGGTTACAGTTTAGCCAACATTGGTTTTCTCATTGTGGCCCGCCAGTAGTATGGGTTATAATCACCACCGTTCTTTAACAACTAAAGGAGGTGATATCACATGTGGTACACACTACAATCGGGCATTGTTTACGGGCCTTATGGTAGCGTTGGTTTTGCTGGTCACATACAGCGGGATGATTTGGTATATGTCGCAAAGACATGTTCCCAACTGCTCCGCTGGGCCAAGCAACGCATACTGTCATTGCTCTAAACAACTTGAGGGGGTGGGTGGGTGTTAGTGGTTTTCCCCATCCACCTCCTCCCTTTTTTATGCAGTTGAATCCACTTACGCAGTACGTCCGAGACAACAACCTCGACGCCGAGAAAGTGATGAACTTCCTACAGGAAACCTGTTATGGAGTATCCGACAACTGCGTATTTACCAACGACTTGGACAACGCAACAGCATCAATGGCTGTAGTCCATTTAGAAACCACCCAATGGAGCCAGTGCTAGAGTCGTTGCTTTATTTAGCTATAGCTATCACCATCTTTCGGATAGCCATGGATGTTATTTCTCCAAAAGATTGAACGTATTGCTTGCTACCATGTCTACTACTTCAATGAAATGGAGCAATTCTTACGAGTATGGGGACAGTGCAGAGCACCGTTTTGCCGCCATGGTCAAAGATCCCGTGTTCGCTTCTAAAGATGAGAATATCAACGGCCATTGGGATGTGGCGTCCATCGGCATCAAGTACGATGTGAAGGCGATGAAGAAGATGGCCCGCAAAGACGAGGAGCCTACCGACAGAATCCACTTCATTGAGCTACGCAACGTCCACGGACTCCTTGGTTGGGTGTACGGAGACGCCCACTACATAGCATTTGAGACGAGAGCTTACTGGATTGTGGTCAAGAGGACTAAGCTAGTCCACTTTGTTGAACGCATTACAGACAGGCAACCATTTTCAGATCGGCCCAAGCCGTACCAACTTTACCAACGCAATGGTAGAAAAGATATTATGACGATAGTTCCAACAATGGATCTGCTCGCCATAAGTGACACAACAATAAAAATAAAATAATACAATGGACAACAAACAGCAAAAAGATAACAGCGGTGTGGCTTTCCCCCGTGACAACAACAACAATCCCAAGGCACCTTGGTGCAGCGGACCCGTCCTCATCGACGGAAAAGAACTGGAAGTGGCCATCTGGAAACAGGTGAGCAAGGCTGGTAAGAACTACCTGTCCTTGAAGTTCGGCCCTCCGTTCAAGAAGAAAGAAACCGCTGACCGCAACGAGCAGCGCGGAGAAGAGATCCCGTTCTAGTGGGAGAAGTTGGAGAATTGAATACCATGCTGGGGCCATCCACAGAGGTGGCTCCAGCCCCAACTTGCAAGTCGTGTGGGATTGAGTGGAATAAACATCTAGGTGTACAACCAATCTGTAGAAAGCTACAGGAAGCAACCCACCAAAACGCAGTAGTCGAAGGAGAAAACCAACAGCTTCTCGCAGAGCTTCGATATATGAAAGCTAGGCTTGAACTAGTAATCAAACAGCGCAACGAAGCCTACGACAATATCAATACTTGGTTCCGCCACTATGAAAGCCCATCAAAAGTTAATCAGGGAGAGAAAAGCTAGTGAGGACAATGATCTCTTTGGCCAGTGGTGGGAGTCGATAGATCGGTCTATCGACAAGGCCGAAGTCAGAGAAATAGACAGGGCCACATGCGAAGCCATCATCTTGGAGTACGAGTGGTTGGGATGCATGCCTGCTGTAGTATGGCATATGTATGGGATCTTCTTTGACGGCCATTGTGGGGGAGTGGTTTGCTATGGACCTGAATACTCGGAAAACTCGGGTGCTACTGTCAGAAGCGGGAAACTCAAAGGCGGGGCCGACTGGTCGCGCTATGGGTTTGAGGGTAAGATGGTGCTTCTCTCCAGAGGTGCGTGTGTCCACTGGGCGCATCCCCACGCTGGGTCAAAACTAATCCGCCGATCCATGGACCTTTTACCCAAGAAATACGAAGTTGTGACAGCTACCACCGACTGGGCCGCAGGAGAGATAGGCACAATCTACCAAGCGTGTGGGTTCCACTACGTTGGGGCAATGAGGAAGGTAGCCTACCGCGATGGGTGGTTGATCAATGGGAAGCTCTACGGATCACGATCACTCAGGAGTAAGATAGGGTGTACACGCTGGGAGACCATCAAAGCCCGCTATCCAGACGTACAGAAAGTAAAACAGCACTCCAAGCACCGATATTTTGCCTTCAGGGGAGGGCAGCTAGTAAAAAAACGCCATACCAAGGCAATAAACCACATAATTAAACCATATCCAAAACGCAATGAAAACATCAATACGCACAGCCTATAGAGTTGTAATAACCAAAAACGAGGGAAAAAACCATTTTGTTCCTCAGTATCAGGAGGAAAATAACCCAACTTTCCATAACTTTCGCATTCCATTGAGCGGAAGAACTGGAGGGCACAACGATATTTATTTTGATACCCTCAACGATGCACAAAAGTTTCTTGAAACAGAGGAAACCATTGAAGACCGAGTTGCTTTTACTTGGAATTGGTCAAATAAAAACAAATGAAAAATCTTACAATTGAGACCGCTCTAAAACAATACCTCGGAGAAGACGAAACAGTGCTTCTGGCCGATGGTCTTGAAAACGCCTTCATAGCCATCGGGAGGCAGTTCAACCATCCAGTGGCCATCTATAGCAAGAAGAAGGCTATAAAGTGCCTTAAAACGATGGGAATGAGCCTTGAGGACGCCCGCGAGTACTTCGACTACAACATCTCTGGGTCTTTTGTGGGAGATTCCACCCCAGTGTTCTTAGAAGATGAATAATACAGTACAACTCATTGGATGGTATGGAGGGGATGAGGTCAATGCTTGTTCGGCTTGGACCTCCACATCCAGAGAACTAACCGATGATAAACGTGGTCGTATAGGTAAACTACTCAAAGATCTTGCAGCCAATGGCCATGAGACCCCATTTGAGAAGACAATGGTCCATTTTTTAGTTGATACAGACATAGCAACACACATCCATCTACTAAAACACAGGATAGCGTCAATCAACGCCGAATCCGCCCGCTACAAAGAACTGAAGGAGGATAAAAATTACATACCGTCCGACTGGCCCGACCATTGGAAGGAACAGCTAATAAAACACAATAAACAAGGAGACCGCCTATACCACCAGTGTATAACCAACCTAGTGGAAGGGGGGATGGACAGAAAGAGGGCTAAAGAGAGTGCCCGCTACTTCAAGGGGTACAATAGCCAGATACAGGCAGATATTATGTTTAACTTCCGATCCTTCGTGAATTTCCAGCGTCTACGCAATTCCGCCCATGCACAGCTAGAAATCAGACAGATAGCCCAAGAGATGGTGGAGCTTATCAAATCAATAGAGGGTAATCCGCTAAAATATACAATTGAGGCTTTCGGGCTTTAGTGGTAGCATCCAGCTACTTATGCCAAATTTCTTACAGGATGCTATAAATATGTTGTCATCGGTGGTGCCAGATTACACCGCCCCGCCCGCAGATGTAGCTCCCCCAGAACAAGCCTTTGAACCCCCTGTTATTACTGTAAGAAAAAAAGCCAAGCCAGATACCATTCCATTCCCCAAAGACACACCAGCTATAGGGAAGATAACAAGCTACGGCTATACCAACGACAGCTACGGAGATAGCAAGACAAACCAGCAGATGGGAGCATGGGGACCAATAACAGAGTACGGGGTGGCCCTCTCGCCCGACAAAGAAAAAGAAGCCAGAGCAAAGGGCATTAAACCTCTAGACAAGATTGAAATGGTACTAGAAGACGGCTCTACAGTAGTAAGACAGTGGAATGACAGAACCATGCAGGACGCTCAGGCTATCAAGAAGTACGGAAAACCCCTCACAGGTAGATTTGACATCCACGCAGGGTGGGCTAAAGATAAACTTCCCCAAGATGACATGAGGGTTGTTGACTTCAGAAAAGCACAATGAGACTGCAACTATTTGGGAATTCCTAATAGTTGGGCGTCCAAAACATAGAAAATGCGTGATAGTTCAAGCGTAGTAGTGGATTTCTCCCCATTTTCTATGCGTTTGATAACTTACAATCATTGACCGAGCCCGCCGATAATCAACCACCCACTGGTCAATAATCCACCAAATCTTCGATTAATGAGCAATTACCTAAACATAAACATCCCCCCTTTCATGGGATACCTAGACACAGCCTTCCTATACAACAGAAAGCCCGCCATAACCAATGAGAGACTACTAGTAGAGGTAGCAGCATTCACTTCTATCCCCCAAAGATGCGGTCTATTCTCCGTAATGACAGAATACGGCAGCTTCCACGCCCGAGTACCCATCCACTATTTACATACAGAGAAAGAGGGAGGGACCGACTTCCCCCTAGACTGGATACAACTCTGGGACTCCCTAAGCTACTACTGCTCAGTAACCATACTAGAGTACTGCAAGAACAGAAGCGCAAATATACTTATTAAAAACAAGTCACTACACAAAGCTCAGTATATGTTCACCCTAGACTGGGCTATGGGGCCCCAGTACTCAAGCGGGTATAGCGAGATGGCAGCAGGCCACAAGTGCGGCCATGTATTCAAAGGAGACGGACAATACTTCATCCAACCCAACAACAGAGTACTCTGGATGGACGGTGGGTCATTCATATGCTCAAAACTACCCTATAAGCCCGACTGGAAAGTATTTGGCCATGAATACTCATGTGAGAGTAGCGGATCACGGTGGGTCACAGAAGGGGAAGAGGACCTGTGGTTCTACGAGTTCAATAAGATAGCTTTGTAAGCCACTAAGCCCGCATAGTGGATAATGACCATTGCTTAATAAGATTGTTTGCGAATCTTTACCCGCAATAGCATAAATAGTAGATCATTTGTGCATGGCAGTATCAATTGATAGCGCGATATACCATTTACATTGTGGGGTAAAAATTTTAAGAGCAGGGTACCACAAGCACGGCAGTATGTCGGAAATCCCGACATCGCGAACCCCGTTTACATTTTAATGAAAAATTCTTGAGGGGATGGTAGCATACTGATAATGCGGTATCCGTTTATATTTTGATAGATATTTTTTGAGTGGGGGCTACGCAGGATCACCATGGCTTCGCTGGCAGAAGGTGGCAGGGTAGACCCGTATGGTATGGGTCGCAATTGCGCTGCGTTGGCCTGTGGCGCGTGTTCTC